ATGACGCACCCCATCCCCACGGCGGCCCTCGACGATCGCCTGGCTTTCGTCGGCAACGCCGGCAGCGGCAAAACCTACGCGGCCGGCACGGCGGTCGAGCGCCTGCTCGATAGCGGCGCCCGCGTGGTCATCCCGGACCCGCTCGGCGTCTGGTGGGGCTTGGCGCTGTCGAAAGACGGCAAGTCGCCATCGAAATTCCGCCGCGACGAGAAGCTGGTGATCTTTGGCGGTCCGCGCGGTGACTTGGGCCTCACCGAGCATTCCGGCGCCTTGATCGGCGAAACCGTCGCCGGCATGGCGGAGAGCTGCATCCTCGACTTGAGCGAACTCAAGACCGGCGCCGCGGAGCGCCGCTTCATGCTGGCGTTCCTCTCCGCGCTCTACAAGCACAAGACGCGCGAGCCGCTGCACACGGTTTTCGACGAAGCCGATATGTGGGCGCCGCAACGCATACTCGACCGAGAAGGCGAAGCGATGAAGCTGCTCGGCATGATGGAAACCATCTGCCGCCGCGGCCGGGTGAAGGGCTTCATCCCGTGGCTGATCTCGCAGCGACCGGCGGTGATTTCCAAAAACGTGCTGAGCCAGATCGACGGCATGATCGCGCTCAAGCTCACGTCGGTGCAGGACCGCGACGCGATCGGCGATTGGGTGCAGGGCCAAGCCGACACCGCGCAGTGGAAAGCGATGTGGGGCCAGATGGCCACCATGCCGCAAGGCCAGGGCGTCGTGTGGCTGCCAGCCCGCGGCGTACTCAAGACAGCGCAGTTCCCGGAAAAGGTCACGTTCGACAGTTCGCGGGCACCAAAGCGCGGCGAACGCATGGCGTCGGCGAAGGCGCTCACGCCCGTCAATCTCGACAAGCTCAAGGAGCGCTTGGCGACGGTGGAGGCGGAAAGCAAAGCGAACGATCCGTCGAAGCTCAAGGCTGAACTGGCCAAGGCCAAAAACGACAAGGCACTGCTTGAGCGCCAGATGGCCGCAGCCGTTCAGTCGAAAGTGGTTGCCGATCCGGACGCGATCAAAAAGGCCGAGGAACGCGGCTTCGAGCAGGCGAAAAAGAAACTCTCGGCCGCGGCTGCCAAGGAGGCGAAAACCATCCTCGCAGACGGCCTGACGGCGATCCGCAGCCATATTGGCCGCTTCACCGCCGAGGTCGATGAGGAATTGAAGAAGATCAAGGCGCAGGTGGCGGATGTCGCCAAGACCATCACGTTCACGCCGAGCGCGCCGACGCCGACATTGCAAGTCGCAGCTGTCGCGCCCCGGCCTCACGCCCCATCGCCAGCGGCGCCGCGCCACGCGGCGGCAGCGTTGTCCGATGGGATACTTCTTGGCAAAGGCGAGAGGATCATCCTTACCGCCATCGCGCAGTATCCGCAGGGCGCGACGCGCGAGCAGTTGACCGTGCTGACCGGTTACAAGAAGTCGTCGCGGGATACTTACCTGCAGCGCCTGTCGGCTTGCGGCTTCGTCGCGATCTCCGGCAGCGTTCTTACGGCCACTCAGGGAGGCATTGACGCGCTAGGCTCGGACTACGAGCCGTTGCCGCGCGGTGCCGATTTGCAAGCCTATTGGATGGCGCGCCTGCCGGAAGGCGAAAAGAAAATCCTCGCGTATCTGATCGAACAATATCCGCACGCTGTTGACCGCGACGATCTGAACGAGCCGACGGGCTACAAAAAATCGAGCCGTGACACGTACATCCAGCGGCTTGGTGCCCGGATGCTCGTCACGACGGATCGAGGTTCGGTCAAGGCGTCCGATATTCTGTTTGAGGGCCGACCGTGAACGATAAGCCCAAAGTCGTCAGTTTCCCCAAAGCGCCACGGATGCGCCGGGATATAACCGATGCCGAGCGCGTCAAGAATGTGCGTAAGGCGTGGCGAGCATTGCAACGCGCAATCGCCGATGCCGAGAACGCTGGCCTCTACGTCAAGCGGGATTTTAACCTGCATGACGACCTCGAAATCACCCGCACCTTTCGTTGAAGGACGCCTTCAAAACTCAACTCTAGCAAAATAGGCCATCATGAAGATCACACTCAGCCCGACCGGGAAATTCGAGAGCGTGGAAGGCCACAACTGCCGCGTTTGGGAAGGCAGCTATCAGGGCCACAAGGTAGTCGCGATGGTCGCCATGATCGGGCTGCACAATGACGCGCCCGAAGCGGCTCATGCTGAATTTGGCCGCGATCTACAAGCGGTCAAGACCGAACGCCAGCTTACCTATTTCGATCACCGGCTTCTGTAGAAAGCCCCCGATGCTGGCATCTGCCATCCTTGACGAAGAAGTCGAAGCGGCATGCCGCATCTTCTGCAAGTTCTATTGGCTGACAGGAAGGGACTTTTGCATGGGCGGCTGGGTGGTGCGCGACGGTGAACGAAAGCCAACCTGTCCTTGCTGGCGACCTCGTTTGAAAATGACGCGCGACGCGCTCCACGCAGCAGCGAGCGCGCACGAAGCGTTGGCGACGTCCAGACCGGATGAACGATGCGCTGGGTGCGAGCCTACACACCTGATGGTGTGGTGTTGGTCATGACACCGGGAGGTATTGGTTGGTGAATGGCACCTCGGCAGAGCAAGCTGAGAAGGCGACCGGCCTTCGCGCGCTGGACACGCCGATGGGAGTGCTCGTAAGGACCGCTCCGCCTTTTTGCCTTGAGGTCGAGCTTGATAAGCTACACCGCGGCCTGCATCCGCGCGCCTGTAATTGCGTTGTGGTACATCATCCGGGCTGCCCGTTCGGCGCGGCAGTCATTTAACGCTGACGCGCCCCGCATAGACGCAAAAAAAGCCGCCAGCCCGTGAAGGCCGGCGGCTAAGTCGAGCGGCCATCGCGGCCGCTTTCAGGGAGGTGTCAGACTGCACGTGTGGGCGTGCGAGGGACGGCGGCGGTTAAGCTGCCGAATTCGTTTCAGTGCATCTTACCTGTGAGGAGCCACGTACCAGCGGCGGTCATCAGGGCGCCGATCGCGGCCGATATAAAGTGGCTGATATCGCCGATAGTACGCTTGCTGCCTTGCCGCTCATTGTCGCGGCGCTCGAGATTGCTCACCCGATCCCACAACCGCTGCTGGTCGCCGGCGAGGCGCCCGTGTTCGGCTTTCAGATCCCGCTCGACCCGGTCGATCGTGCCCTTGATGTCGTTAAGCTGCTCGGATTTCAGGTCTTGGATTTCCTGCCGGATGAGCGTCTTGATTTCGTCCAAGCCGTTATTGAGCGAGTCTTCCAGCTTGGTGACCCGCGACTCGACGGCGGCCAGTGCGCTGGCTGACATGGTCCTTTGCCCTAGTCTTCTGGGTTTGTTGTTCTCAACCATTGAACCATTCCGGATGCTATACGATTGCGCTCGCGGCGAGCAGAAGCGCGGCCAGGCAGATCAATGTCCAGCACAGCGTCTCGCGCTCGTCGTCGTTCATGCTGCGGCTTGAGTTTTCAGGTACGCTTCGACGTCGGCGACATATCCGGCGATGTGGTGGCACGCGAACCTGTCGCGCTGCGGCGCACCGATGCCGATCAACGGATCGCGCGCATCGAGAAAGCGAAAGAGCGGCGGGAAAAACTCCGGCACCGTCGGCACCGGATCGTTGCCGCGCCGGTACTGCCGGCCGGGCACGCGCAACAGCCAGTTGACGAACTTGTCCATGCCGAAGCGCGGCGCGCCGAACGTCACGAAGGCCTGCGGCGCCCGGCCACGACAGGCCATCAAGCCCGCGGTGCCGAGCGCAATGGCGCCGCCCAGCGAATGGCCGGTGACGAGCCACGGCTGGTCGCCCACGGCTCGCGCGACCTCGTCGACGATGCTTTCGGCATCATCGAGAAAGCCGGCGTGACAGACGCCGAGCTGCGGGTGCTCGCGATCGACGGTCGGCGCAAAAATGAAATCGTGCACCCAGTCTTCCACGGTCACCGATCCGCGAAACGCCACGATCAGCGTGCCGTCAGAGCCGGGGGCCACACGCGCGCAAACGCCGGTCATGGGGACCGGCAGCGTCGGCGGCTGTGTGTAGGTATCGGCCGCTGCCTGCACCAATTCCAAATCGCTGATCACGATGCCTCTCCGAATGCGCGTTCTATGACGGGGATGGCGGCTTCATAGGCCGCCTTCACGTCGGCGATGCCTTGCGTGAAGTGAGCCGCATCGTTTTTGAGGTTGCGCCCGAGGTCGCCGTCGACCTGGCCGACGAAGCCCGCGAAGTGATGCTTGATCGCGTCGCCGAATGCGTCGTCGAGCGCCGCGCGGGCGCGTTGCGCGGTCGTCACGACGGCCTCGATGTTTACAGAGCGATCGGCAGGCTGACGGGCAGCGGGATGGGCAGCTTGGTCATGCCGATCAGGCCGGAGAGCACGTTGACCAGCCCTTGCGTGCCGGTCTGATTAAGCTGCGTTTGCAGCCAAGCGCACCCGCTTTGGACGGACGCGCCTTGGATCGCGGCCACGACAATGCGCAGCTTGACGAACGCCGTGACCATGCCATCGGGCTTCGGTGCCGGGATCGCGGCGGCACTCGCACCGGATGCCGGCGCGGCCGTAGCAGGCACCGCGTTTTGAATGATGAGCTGCGCGAACGGGATAATCGCCGACAAACAGGCGCTCGACGCAGCATCGGCCGTCGAGCCGTCCGGCATCTTGGTCGCGGCCAGCCCTTGGCCCTTTTGCATATCGGCGATCAGCGCATCGCCACCGGCGACCACGAAATCGTACATCTTGGCCAGCACGTCGCTGACCGCCGTGCTGGTGGCGTTCGGCGCACAGCCGGGCAGCAAATTGAGCGGGTCGCACGGCAGCGTCGCCGACGGAGCGGCAGCGGTGGCCTTCACCGTGGCGGCCTCGGCCGGGCGGACGTCGAACGACCAGCCGACCGCGAGCGCGCACGCCAGTACGCCCATGCTAAGCGAATTGACCTTCCCGACCGGGCTGCCTTTTTCCGGCAAAAAGATACCGATGAAAATGCCGATCCCGATGCCGAGATATTCGATCCCGTTCGCGAGCGTCGCCGGGTCAACCATTCCGATCTGCGGGAAGGAATTGTGAAACAGCGCAGCAGCGAATCCGATAGCGGTGGCGAGGCCGCCGTAGGTGTTTTTCTCGCGCAGGCGCGCGCCGAGATAGGAGACCTCCTGCCTCGCCTGCCCATCGCCGGCCGGCTTGGCCGCCGGCGCGGCTTTCACGTCATCGGCCATGATGGCCTCCTTTGCTTGATGGATGGATCAGAAAATGAGAAACGCGGCGATCCCGGCGCCGACGACCAGCGCGAACGGGATGAACACGTCGAGGAATGCGCGGCGACCACGGCGTTTTTGGTCGGCGTAGTAATCGTCACACACGCATGGCGGATCGTCGCCGCAGCGCGCCGTCTCGGGGTGCTTCAGCGACCACCAGCACGGATTGCGCCAGGCGCACGAGCCGCAATAGCGGCAAGCACGGCCGCGCTTCATACGCCGAGTTCGGCGCGCCACGCGGCGGTCTGACGCTCGCGCTCGGCCAGACCGATGATGCCGCCGTTGAGATGCTTGGTGACGTTGAGGACGTCGCCCTGCTCCGCGAACGGCAAGCAGCCGCAGATGATGAAATCCGCGACGGCACATTCCAGCGCGGTGGCGGGCGCGGTGAGAATTTCCGGATGATTGAGCACGTCGAGCCCGGTCATTTTGGCGACGGCCGCATAACCATCGCGGCCGGTGCATTGCGACAAGCCGCGGCCGATGTAGGTCGAGCCGTCGTGCGTGCCCGGCCGGTTGCCCATCCGGCCGCCATAGACATTGTCCATCAGCTTGATCGCGAACTGCGGATCGCCGGGCGTGGCGCCGGTGACCGCATAGACTTGCGCGACGCTATGAAAGCGCGACGGCCACACTTGGCACGCGCGCGCCGGCGAATAATTGATGTTCTCGACCATGTCAAAACCGTCGCCGGTCTCTTCGGAGAACTGGCCGAACATCATGGCGACGACGAGCTGCGACGTGATCGCGTACTTCGCGAACACCGCAGGTGCCGAACCGGCAATGCCCTCCAGCAAGCCCGGCACCGTGCGGTCACCGTGCGGCCACATCTTCTGGAGTTGCGCGAGCGTCAGGGTTGCTGGCACGGGACGACCTTCCCTTGAAAAATGAAGATGATCAGACGCCGCCGTATTCGCCCTCGGCATAAGGCCAGTCAGGGATATCCACGGTCTTGCCGGCGAGCGCATGGGTGCAGTCGCTGAGGAATTCGATTTTCCCCGCGCGCACGAACGAGTGGCAGCGCGACTTATCGTGATCGCCCCCGGTGACGAGGATGCTCGGTGAGAACGTCGGCGCCTCGACGTTGCCGTCCCAACTCCACATGGGACTGCCGTCTGTCCTATTCAGGGTCACAACATGAGTGCCGCCGCAGCCCGGACACCAGAACCCGATGCCGCGCCAGAGTGGCGCACCTTCGCCGCCGGCCATGCTGCGAAGCTTCTTGGAGAGCGCGGCCATGATGCTTTTCCTTTCCGCGCTCGCTCACCGGTAATACCAGTCGTCATAAGGCGCCTCGCACGGCGACTCGGTCGGCGCGGCCTTGTGGATGACCGGCAAAACGACGACGACGGCGCTGCTGGCGTGATCGTGCTTCGGTGCGGGCGGCTTGCGGGCAATCCGTTCTGTGGTCTGGAAACGGATCACATCGCCCATTCAAAAACTCGGTGGCAGCGGTACGAAGCAGTAGACCGAGCCTATGACCTCATCGGTGCCGGGGATCGGTGCCATCATCGGCGCGCCATAAGCACCGCCGTAAGCCGCGGCGGATTTGTCGTACACGCTCATGTAAATCCAGGCGTGCTTGGTCGGGTTGCCGTCTTTCGGCGGGTTGACCTTGTTGCTCGGCACGCGGACATAGGTGCCGTCCGGTACGAATTTTCGCTTGGTACCGTCAGGGTATGTGCGCTCGCTGCCGTCTGTGATCCAGACATCGTAATGGTCGCCCTGATCGACATAGCGGTCGGCCTCATAGACATCGGATTTGCCGCAGCAACTGCCGCCTGTGTCTGGCTCTTGGAGGCTTTCAAACCACTGCACGACGGGATCGTTGTGATCCCAACCGTGATCGAAAGCGTAAGCCGGGGGGGGCAGACAGGCGACCTGGGCGGCGGTGATCAGCGGTAGCCAAAATGCCCACGCGCGCAGCGTGGCGATAACGCTTCGCATGGAGACAGCCTTTTATTTGATGAGTGAGACTAGGCGTTGATCGTGATGTTGGCGCTCGGCCATGACGGCGAGCCGCCGGCGGACGCCGTCGCCAGCGCTGTGGCGAGGGCGTCGAGATATTGTGCAATCGCGGTCGCCAGCGCCTTGAATTGCGCAATCGTGAAAGGCTGGAATGAGCCTTCGGCGTTGGGCCAATTGCGTGTGGTCTGACCGTTGGTGAAAGTGCCGTTGGTCAAGATCGAGACGGTTTCGGCTTGAATAAGCAACATCACTGGCGCGCTAGTGATCGGATCAGTGCCGAGCGCATAGGTGCCATTGAGAGCGCCCGAGATCGACCATGTCACTGCGAGGCCAGCGGAGACGGCGGCGGCATATTGTGCTTGCGCCGCTTGCGCGGCTGTTTGCACTGGCGCGACGTAAGCCGTTGGCGTATTCCCCGCCGCAATCCACGCATTGACCTGCTCGCTATAGAACGACGGCTTGTTCAAGACGATATTGCTGATCGTCTGTCCGCTGATGACGGCTGTGACGACGTTGCCGGTGTTGTCCGAATAGGTCGCGCTCTGCACGGTCATGACTTAAAGCTCTGCGCTTGCGGAGTAGTGGAAAATCGACATGTACCCCGCCGTCCCGCTGCCACTACTGGCGTAGACCAAGAACCCCGATGCTGAGACGTCGTAAGTCGCTATGCCGTTGTTGTTGGCGGTTGGGGCTCCCCCGCCGTTATTAACAAGCGAGGCTTTTGCGGAATTTCCCGCCGTGTCCCAGGTCGAAATCGACGGCGATGAGCCGTTTCGCATCGGCGTGTCGAAAATAATAGCGTTAGGGGTGGGGGCCGGTGCCGACGCCCAATAAGCGGCCGGGACGGCTCCGCCGATCTGTGATGAACCCGGCGCGACACCGTTGCCGTAAGTGGTGCGATAGTAAAGGCGGTTATAGGCAAACTCGACCGGAAATGGCCGGAACTCCGGCACTGGAACATAGGTCGAATTGGTTTGTTGATTTGCCGTTAGGTTCGGCGTGATCCGGCAATCGAAATCCGTGACCGTAACGTAGTAGCTCGAATTGCCGAAATTGTTGCCGAAATCGAACGCGACCTCCATGCCGTTTTGCACGTCAGCCGACGAAACCGTGAATGTGTACGCCAGCGTGACGAGCGTGGCGTTCGCAACGGATTGCAGCGCAACAGCACTGGCGTTGGTTTCCGTGACGGTCGAGGCGTAGTTATCCTGTGCGGTCGGATATTTGACCGTCAGATGCGGCGTGTAGGGCCCAGACGCGCCGCTGATGTATGCCTTCGCTTGAACGGTGAGTGTCGCGCCGGCGGCGCCGGCATAGGCGATCATTGCCTGCCAGCTCTCAATACGCTGTTTGACAATGACGTCGGTAACGGACGAAGCGCCCGTGATCTTCAGCGCCTTAAGCGAGGTCGCGCCGCTTGGTGCCGCGACTTGTTGGGCGGCAACGCTGGTGCCGGTCGGCACCACAATCCAGCCATCGGTGACGTAGCCGCCCGCGGTCGTGATCGTCAGTGCTGTGGTGCCAGTACCGCGCTGGTCGATGATGTGACTGGGATTGCGGAACAGATTGACGAAGGAAAGCTGATACCCCTGATAATCGACGGGTTGCGGGAGGACCGCGCCCGTGCGTGTATTGAAGGACGACACGCCGCTGGCCGCAGAGCCCACCACCTCAGCGATGGTGGCGTATTTCAGCGCGCCCGACGCCGCCTGATCCGACAGCATCAAATAATCGGTGGAGGCTGGCGTGGATTTTTGCGTCAGGCTGCCGATCGTGAAGGCCGTCGGCACACCGGAGCCCGAGCCGGTATTGCCGACCAGGCTGTAGCCGGCGATCGAGGCGAGGTTCGCAAGCGCGATCTGCGAACCGGCGACCTGGTATTGGCCGCTGATGTTGATGTTGCCCGCGGACGGTACGGCCTCGCCGACGCCCAGCGCCTTGAGCGAGCCGATGCCCGACGCATTCCAGGTCGCGCTGTCCGGTGTCGAGATCGAGCCGGTGAAGCTTGGCGAGGCCGTCGACGCCACGCCCGTGAGCGTGTTAGACGAATAGGAGATCGTTTTATTGGTGAGCGTTTGCGTGGCCGCTAGGAGCGCAAAGGTGTCAGTCGCCGCCGGCAGCGTGATCACCGACGAACTGAGTGCCCCCGTGGCAGGCTGGATCGTGATCGAGCCCGACGTCGCATTTGCAAAACCAATCGATCCGACGACCGAGCCAGCTATGCCGAGCACCGGCGTCGCAGTCGCCGCGACGTTGGCCGTGGACGATCCCGTGTTGCCGAGCACCGTGCCGCCGGCGATCTGCGCCAAGATTGACAGGGGGATCGTGTTGGCCCCGGCAACGGTCCCCGACAAAGTCGGCGACGACAGCGTTTTGTTGGAAAGCGTTTGAGTGTCGGTGGTGCCTACAATGTTGCCCGACGACGGGAAATTCTCGGTGGTGCTGCCGATCTTGAACGTCGTCGCAATCAGCGTCGTGAACGAGCCGGCTTCCGCGGTCGTCTGACCGATCGCGCTGCCGTTGATGCCGCCGGACCCCCAGGTGCCGCTATCGGGGCCCGTAATCGTGCCGGTAAACGAAGGCGAAGCCGCAGGCGCCGCACCGGTAATTTGTCCGACGCTATAGTCGCCGCTTTGCGCCGTAACCGCGCCGCTGCGGCCGAATACCGTCGTCACGTCGGAGGGATCGGCGACGAAGGTATAAGCCCCTGCCCCCGTGCGTTTCAGATAGCCGGTCGAACTAAAGCCGGTGATGTTGTCGAGCAACGTGCCGCTCGCGCTACCGCCGCCGGTGCCGCCGCGGCTGACGAGGAGCGTGCCGGTCCAGCCGAGCGACAGCGCGCCCCCGGAAATGGAGCCCGTGACATTGGTGTCGTTATTGACGCTTTGCGGGACAGTCGATGGCAGCGCGTTGCCGGTGACCTTGTCCCACACCGAACCGTCAAAAATGATCAGGTCGCCGACGTCCCAGACAGCATTGCCGTTGATGCTGGTCGTGCCGGCGGTGCTGACCTTGTAATACTGTCCGGTCGTGCCGACGCTCGATGTCAACGTCGGCGTGTTGGTCGAGGCGTTCCAGGTGCCCTGATATTGCAAGTCGCCCACGACCGATGCGGGCAACTGGCCGAGCGGCACATGGCCGCCGCTATCGAGCGTCGCAACGCCGTTCGCTACGCCCATTAACGACGTCGAGACGGCGCCGAACCATTGCTGCCAATAGGCCGCGTTGAATGTGGCGCCGGACGTGTGCGGGTAGATGCAAACATAAAAAGAGCCGTTGTAGAAAACGGCGGTGGCGGGCGGTCCCACCACGCACGTCAGTCCGCTGGTCCACGGGATCGGCGTCGCCCACGGTGCCGGGCCGCTCGATCCGGCCGGACCTGACGGTCCCTGCGGGCCAGTCGGACCGCTGATGCCCTGCGCCCCCGTGGCACCGGGCGCGCCTGGAGGGCCCGCCGGCAACATCGTGCCTGGCAGGCTCGGACTGTTGATGGTCATAATGAAGCTTTCAGCGCGTGACCGGCAGCAGCACGGTGACGGGGATTGGACCGTTGGCGGTGCAAAGATTGACGACGGCGCCGGTGCTATCCGTCGCCTCGATATCGACCACGCACGAGAGCGAACCTTGCACGGCGAGCTGGGCGGGCCAGTCGGGTAATTGATTGGGCGCGACCTGCCAGCCGAATTGCCCGGACGGGCCGCCGTTCACCATCATGCCGTTGGTAGTGGACATCTTGAGCAGCACGGTCGGATCGGTGGCGGACAACCGCAGCATCGACGTGAAAGTGATGCCGGTCAGATCGAGCGGCGGCGGATAGAACGTAATTTCACCGCCGGTGACGGCCGCTGTCGGCTCATTGCTCAGCGTGATTTGGCCGCTGCCCGGAAAAGACACGATGGTCGTGCCCGGCGGGATGCCGTAGCCCACCGCCAGCATGCCAGCGACCAAGCCAGTCGTGCTCGACGCGCCCGTGATGGTGGCCGAGCTGGTCGACAGCGTGGCAGTGATCGTCGCGGGTGCCGCTGGGAAACCCGGCTGTGGCACAAAATACTGATCGTTCCACGACGCGTTACCCGCAATCGTGATCGTGTCGCCCGCCGGAATTTGCGGCAGGTTGAGCAGATTGGTCATTGGCAGGTGACAACCTTATGCAGCCGCAGAAGACGCGCTCGCGGCGCCGTTAAGGAATGGACAGCGCCGTCGCCGGGGGTGCCCAGGCTGCACCACCTTGTGCGGCCGCCAGCGCGGTTGCGAGGGCATCGAGATATTGCGCGATCGCCTCAGCCAAGCTCACGAACTGCACGGTGGTGAAAGTGTGCAGCGCGCCGGACGCATCCGGCCAGCCCTTGGTGGTCTGACCGTTGGTGAATTTTCCAGCGCCGCCGGCTGTCGTCGCCTGAACATAAAGCGCCTCGGCGCTCATTGCCTGTTGTGCAGCCGGATTGCACGCATAGGTGCCGTTGAGCGCCGGTGTCGCCGCCGAGGTAATCTGCACGCCGGTGAGCAACGCCGCTGCATATTGCGCCTGCGCCGCTTGCATGGCCTGCCAAGCGACATAACGCGCATCGGTGGTCGCGATCTCGACAACCTGGCCGCCCTTGTCGCCGACCTTTTGCGGGCCGAGATAGAGCGTGACGATCTTGGTCGTGTCGGAGGAAAGCTCCGCGTAAGGCATTGCTCAATCCTTAGTTTGTAAGCACGGCGCCGATCAGAACGTGTAGCCGGTACAATAAAGTCCCCAAGAACCGCCGGAGTTGATGACCCAGTAGTACGTGACCTGCGTGGTGAGGATTTGCACTTCCGGTGCGACCACCGCCGGGCCGCCGGGCATCCAAAAGGATGCCAAAACCTGGGCGCCAACACCAGTGCTTTCACTTTCCGATGCTGTGAGGAAGGTTGGCGCCAGATAGAGGTTGTTTGTAGCGAGGCCGGCGGCGCCACCCGAACAAACGCCGCCAGGAAACCATGTCTTGGCATTGGCGGGTACGACCGCAGACAGCGACAACTCCGTCCAGCCGGAACTGTCGGTCAGCCCCGTCGCTATGAAGTTAAAGAACGGGTATGTGCCGACTTTCCGGCCGGTTTGGACAAAGGCGACAATGTTGCCGCTGCTGTCGGTCTTGCCCGAGAAGATGAGTTGCGACGCAGTATAGCCCGAAGGCATGTGCGTGCCGGAATAGATCGACCCATTCGACACGGTGCCGGCACAACCGAGCGTGCTCCAGGTCGCTGTCGTCGGATTGTAGATCGCATAGACCGAGAGATCGGCGCTGACCGGCATCGAGCCGGTATCCATGCCGCCCGCGCCGGTGCTCGCGCCGGAAAACGACAGCGACAACCCGGTGCCGAGATAAGCGAGGCCACCAAGGGATACGGCGGCGACAATCTGCTCGATCGTCCATGAGGCCGACTTGGTGCCGCCAGGCGCGCTGCCGACGATGCTCGAGCCGCCGGTGATATAAACTTCGGCGACACCCTCGCCGCCGCCACTCCCGCCGCCGGTGCCACCGTTCGCCGGGAAGCTGGTCAGTTCAGCCACCGAGCCGTCATAGATGAACTCGGATATCGAGCCGGCTTTCATTTCGCCGCCGGCCAAAGCGCTCCCGCTCGGCAACTGGATCGCGGCCGACAGCGTGCCGGACGTATTGACGATGTGCAGCGCCGAGGGGCCGGTATTGGTGTTTTTGATCTTGACGCGGAACTTCTGGTACTCCGCCAGCGCCGTAATCTGCGGCTGCGGCGTGATCACCACCGTGTTCGCGGTCGCCGAAGTGTCGTCGAACCCAACCCAGGTGCCGTTCTGTACGTCGCCGGGGACGGCGGGCAGCGTCGGGAAAAACGGTGCGGTCGCGAGCGTCGCGATGTTCGCCGACGTGACCGTCGCCTGCCCGTTCGCCACCGTGATGGCATAGAGCCCGACATAGCCGGCGTCCGGCGTGGGCGTCGTCTGTGTGCCGGTGGCCGCCGCCGCACCTGCTTTCAGCGCGATCGTGCAGGCGACGGTCCGCGTCGTGTATTGCGACTGGCCGTCGTTATCCGGGCCGGAGAAGGGCTGCGCGGGATTGGTGGCGTTATAGTAGGACAGCACCTCACTGCCGGCATCGATATCTTGCAGGATCGCTTGGACCAAAAAGACCTGACTGTAGCCGGAGGTCGAAGGCGGCGTGATCGTCAGTGTGGTTGGATTGTAGAGTATGCCTTGCTTGAGGATGGTGTTGGTATCGGTGCCGAGATCGCCGTAGGCGGTCGCGTCCACTTCATCGAGTGCGTAAATCGAGCCGGCGCCGATGGTGACTTGCAGCGATGCCGGTGACGTCGGATTGCAGGCGAGGCCATGCACAGCGGTGCTGCCGCCCAGGAGCGCGCGCGCCAAGAACGCGTGCCCGACCATGCCCATCTTGCCGAGATTGAGAATATCGGTCGTCTGCGGCAACGCGCCGTCATAGACAATCGGACGGTCCATGTGTTGGTCCTATTGAATTTTGGTCCACGCGATCGTGCCGGTTGGTTTGGTGGCGACGATCGTGTCGTAAATGTCCTGATCGGTGATGCCGGACTGCTCGATCTGCGGGCCGGCATATTCGATGGCGCCGATGCCGTAGCCGCCGAGCGGGTTGCCGTAGCCGCCGACGTTCGGGATGCCGGAGGGCGCGCCGCGCGTCACCGTGATGAACACTTGGGCGGGCAACTGCATCGAGCCGTAGCCGCCGGCTTGGCCGTAGGCGAGGTGGCCGGTGCCGTAGCCGCCGGTGTCGTTCGTGTTCCACGGCTCGAAGATTTTGGGTGCAGTGCCGGTCAGGGTCGTGAGCGCACTGATCATGCCGGCGCGGGTGACGCGCTCTTGCAGGATGGTCGCCTTGATCTTGGCAAGAAACACCGGATCGCTGGCGCCGTTGCGCTGCAAATAGCGGCCGGTGTAGTCGAGCGCGATCAGATCGAGGAATGGTCCCGTCGACGTCGCGATGCGCGCTTGTGCCTTCGCGTAAGTGATCCACGCGTAACACCACGCGGCCGCATCGGCGAGGCCGCCGAGCACGGCGTCGCGCAGCGGCGCGATGTAGGCGAACCAATAGAACGGGATGGTCGCCTTGACGCGGGCGAGGATGTCGTTCGAGTCGCCTGTGGCCACCGCGCTAACTCACTATGGCCGATGCGCACTTGATCGTTGCGTAAGCGATCGCTTGCTGGCCGTCCTGGGTGAGCCTGGTTGCCGACAACGACGCGCTGTCGCCGCTCTCGCCATTGAGTTCGACGGCCGAGACGGCGGTGACACCCGGCACGGTGTACGCCCACGACGCCAGGATCGAGTAGGGCAGCGGGTTACCGAGGCCGAGACTGTTGATGTTGGTCGCGAGCAGCGCGGCGACTTGTGCGACGACGGTCGCGTGGTCGTAGCCCGGTGCCGTCGTGATCTGCATCGACGGCGTGGCCCAGATGATTTCCGGACCAAACACCGTGCACTGGATGCTGAGCGGCCGCACGGCGTAGGCCGCGTTGGTGATCGTCTGCAGAAAGGCCGACGACGGTGCGCCCGAGCCATCGTCGGCGACGACGAAGAAATAACCAGGATGCCAAGAGCCGTCGTAGTTATAGCTCTCGGTCAGCGACCATTGGACCGTGACCGCGGTGCCTTCGATCGAGGCCGTCAGCCCGTAAATATCGCCGCGCGAGAGCCCGAGGATGTAGGCCGCGAACCGCTTCTTGAGCGCGCTATCGCTCTCTTGGTTTGCGCCGTTGGTAAAGGCGGCATTGTTGGTGACCGTGTCGATGCCAGTCAGCGCTGACGTGATGACCGATATGGCGTCGGCCTGCACGTTGCCACCGGCGCCGGGCGTCACCGCCTGCACCGGCACGATCAGCGATGCCACCGCGGCCGGCATGACGTAACCGCCGAGCGCGGCCGAATAGGTCGAATAAGCCGGATCGGCGATGACGACGAAGCTCTGCGAACCGTCGGACGTCCGCACCGTCGCGGCCGTGTTCGGGCCGGCATTGGTGATGGTGCCGGTGGCGCTGACCGATGCCGCCGCCGGCACAAAGCACGACGACGGCCCCGGCGTGAAGCGCGCGAACGTGACCTGCCCGCTGGCCGCCTGCGCGCCGAGCCGCGGTGAGCCGCCCGGCAGCGCCGCGGACTGGCTGCCGGGGATCACGGGCATAAAATCGGCCGTGAAGGTGTCGACGTCGAGCCCTTGCGCGGTCGAGAGCCGGATCGCGGTGAGCAGTTGCAGGACCAAGGCCTGAAACCACATGAACACGCCGGCGAAGCCCTCGGCCACCGCCCGCAGCGTGGCGCCGATCGCGAAGTTCAACAGCTTCGAGGCGCGCCCCTGCACGCCGGCGGCGATGTTCTGGACGATCGTGGCGAAGGACTGCGTTGGCAACGTCGGCATGTCGCAGGCCTTCCGCGAATGATCAGGTCGTGATGGTGAACGAAACCGTTTCGCCGGTTTGCGCGTCCCAGTATTTGATGCCGATGACGATCAGGCTCGCATCGTTCGGCGCGGCGCCCACGCTGATCTGCGCGGGCGGGGACGGCGCGACGGAAGCCTCTTGCGCGAGCTGTGAGATCACGACCGATTGGATCTGCGTCAGCGACAGCACCGAGCCGATCTTGCGCGGCAGCCCGGCCCCGTAAGTCTGGTGCCACACATAACCACCGGCCGCCGTGAACAGGCGCCGTTCCAGCCGTTGCCGGACCTCGTTATCGCCGTCGATCACCAACAGGTCGCCGGTGGCGTCGGCGATGAAGTCGCCGCCCCACTCCAAGCACGCATCGGCCATCGGTTATCAGCCCGGTACGGTAAATGGACTTGTAGTCGGGCCGCCGCCGTTGAAGTTGATCGGCGCGCCGTTGAGATTGAGCGCGCTTTGCGCGGTGACCGTGGTGGCGCCTTGCGATGAAATGTTGACCGTCTGCCCGGAGAGCGACAGCGTTTTGCTCGAGGTGACGGTGATGTTGTCCGATCCCGTCAGGGTGATTTTCTTGGCATTGACGGCGGCATTGCCTTTGCCGTCGAGCGTGACGGTCGCGCCATTGCCATCGGTGATCAGGATAGAGCCGTCATTCTTGAAATAGCACTGCTGGCCTTGGCTGCCGCTTTGTCCGCTGCTCGCGGCGTCGGGTCCGGCGTTCTGGTCCCGGTTGAACTTGGTCCAGATCAGGATTTCGCCAGCATTGACCGGCGGCGGCGTGTCTTGTTCGGAGTGGCAGCGTTGTACAATTTTGCCGGACTCGATGTCGCCTTCTTGGTAGCGAACGATGACCTGGTCGCCCATCGCCTCCGAGCTCGACGAGCCGGAAATGCCTGAGCCACCACCGCTGTACTGTCCGCCACTGCCCGGTTGCAGGCCGATGACGATGCCGTAGCCTTTGCCGATGTGGCCGGTTTCGATCGGCAGCCAGCCGCTCTCTTGCCCTTCGGGCTGGAACGTGACCTTGGCAAGATAGTTCTTGCCGTCAAACGAGGTGACGAGCCCGTGGCGCTCGGTGTAGCGGCCGGCGGCCCACCGTTCGATAACCCGCAGGATCAGGTTTTCCAGATCGGCGGAGGCCATGTTAGTTACCGCTCGTCGTCGGCAGCTTGGCCGTGATCGTCATCTTGTGGCCCGCCATCCCGAATGTGTGATGGACGGTGTCCATTTCGTATTCCTGATCAAAAAATCCCGTGCCGGCGAGTTGCAGCGCCATCGCCACGTCAATGGTCGGATCGCCGACGACTTCGGCGCTTAAAGTCAGCGCATGCCGCGCATGCTCGCGCGCCCTGGCGTTGGCATGCTGCTGGGCGTGATCCTGTTGCAGGTTCGGAATGTGATATGTGTAATTGACGGTGCCCGGGGCGGTGCCGCCCGCAGTCCCCTGCCCGACGAAGACCTGCTTCTTCTTGGGGTTCCAGCTCTTCACGGTGACGTTGACCGTCTTCGACGCCTGGATGTTGCGTCGGATATTGAGCCGGAAGAAATCGGCCACCATCGGGCTTTCAGGCGTCGGTGGCACGTAATTGAGCGTGTAGATGCCGGTCGGGCTCGCGAGCGATTGATAAAACAGCGTGCCGTTCTTGACCCACCAGCGCGCGCCGTCGAGTTCGGACAGCTTATGAATGACGGCGGCGTAGGAAATGCCGTCCGTCATCTTGGCATAGTCGATCTGCACCAACTTGCCGGCGAGGAGCAGGCTTTGATCCGCCTGCACGCCCAGCCCGACGCGGCCGGCCAACTGCGAGACGATTGACGAGCCGGGCTGGTTGACCCACTTTTCGCTCGACTTGTTGGCGTGCAGTTGCGCTGACTGGCAGCGGCCGGTGACTTTGATCTTGGTGCCGACGAACTCGATGTCGGCGCTGTCGATCTCGCCCGTGACCAGCGGCGCCGTCGCCCCACGCGTGGATACGATGACCGCCGCGGTATTCTGTCCCAGCGTCGCGAAGGTCGCGAGCGCACCCGGATAACTCATCGGCACCGACGCCGAGAAAGTGGACGATCGCCGCGTGGCTTGTTGATCGGCCTCGCCTTCCTCAATGGGAAAAGTCGCGCCGTTCACTGACAGCCAAGCGTAATGCGGGCCGGCGCCGGACGAAATCGCCATGCCTTACAACCCCGCGGTCGCTCCACCCGATGTCGGCGCAAGGATCCCGGACTGCGTGCCCGTAGGCAAAACCGGCGGGATCAGAATTTCCGCCTGGCCCGCGATCCACGGGTCGACGATGCCGTTGAGCGCGGCGAGCGCCGGCCATTGCAGCGGATCGCCGCATTCTCTCATCGCGACGTGAAACAGCGTCGTGCCCGACACGCGCACGATTTTGGCGGGGACGGTCGCGGCGATATATTCGGTGCTCACGTCACACCAATTGATCGAGGTTCTTGGTCGCGCGGCCGACGTAACCGGCCATATTGGCGAGGGTGGCCTGATCTTCGGCACTGCATTTGAGCGCTTCGATCCCGGCCGCGATCGCGTTCGGATCGGTCGGCGTCGTCCATGTGTCGAGCGCGCCCGCGGCGGTGGTCAAAGCGGAGCCGATGTCGCTGACCAATTGCTCGGCGTTCAACTGGATCGCGGCGATGGTCGCTGGTGCCGCCGAAGCCAGCGGTGCCGCGGCCGTCACCTGCGCCTGGAGCGCGGTGAGTTCAGCCGTGATGGTGGCGGGTACGCTCATCGGCGTGCTTTGGCATCGAGCGCCGCGCCGATCATCTGCAGGAACGCGGGTGCCGGTCCGAACAGCCAATGACGGTTGATGTAGGCGCCGTAGCACGCGCTCGACAAGTGGACGGCGCGCCGGCGGCGATAGAGTGAGCGCATGTGCTGTCCTTTACGCGGCCAGCGCCGCCGCGAGATCAGACGTCACCAGGAGATCGAGCGACGACACGGCGGCGTCGAGCACACCGAGCGCCGGATTTTCTGCGACCAAACACGTGATGCGATACTCGACCCACAGCGGTAGCCGGCGCACGTGATAGATGAATTCAGCGATGATGACCGAGCGCGACGTGCCGCCCCATGTCAGCGGCACGACCATGCCGGCGGCGCGCATCGCATCGAGCGCTTGCGCGTTCGCGTAGGCGTCGTTCCCGTAAAATATGCCGCTCCAGGTGACGTCGGCTTCGTCGGGGCCCAGCGTGTCGACGACGCGCGAGCCGCCGGGCAGCTTGTGCACCACCATCGCCTGACGGCCGCCGGCCATCATCGAATCGGGCGGCGAGTACCCGGTGAATGGAATGCCGCCGAGCGTCAAGACGTCCATAGCCGCGCCTCTTATCAACTGTGGCCGGCTTCGAGCGCCATATTAGGTGGTGATGGTCTGCATATCGGGCGGCGACCACAGGCTGCGGCCATCGTGGAACGGCGCTTGAGCCGGGAATTCATAGTAATCGGTGACGTGCTCCGTCACCGCGCGGGCAAATTGGCGCCCGTCGATATTCAGCGCGGTATGGACCTGGACCTTCCGCGCGCCGCCAGGCATGGGCAGCACGTCATACGACGATTTTTTTATTGGCGATGCGCCTCCGCCAATACCAAGCGACTTGAGCACACTATCAAGAGCGCTCAATGAACCGGCGGCAGCACTTGCGTCCTTTCCGACGGCTGCAAGCGCCTTGTCGGTAGCCTCGACATTTTTTGTTGTTTCGGCGCCGCCAAACAGCCAACGGCCAGCCTCGAATAAGCCTCCGCCGACGGCGCCGCTCGCGCCACCGAGGATGGCGCCAGGTACAGCCCCTACCCCGCCAAATATCGCCCCAATCCCCGCACCAACGGCTGCGCCCGGCAGTACTCCTTCACCCATACCCTTGCCGAGCGCGTCGCCAAGCGATCCAGGTTTCGGCAGTCCGCCTAGCTGCCCCTGGGTCGGCCAGTGTTCCTTGGTCGACTTCAAAATTTCATCGAAACTCCGAAGCGCACTGGTGATTGGCGGTAGGGCGACGCTGCCAATGTCCATCAGGACGTTTTTGAGATCGGAGAATGCGCCGCGGGCCTGTTGGACCGGCGACCCCGCATCAAGCTGCGACAAAAAATCTTCACCGCTCGGCGAAAGCTTGAGCATTTCCGCAAGACGCGGAAATTGGCCGATGAATTCCGGTAGGTTCATGAGGCCGGCTTCGCGGCCGCCCTGCTTGCCGAACACCTGATCCAGCATTTGCAGTCGCTGGGTTTCGGGCATCGCCTGTAACTTGTCGCCCAGGATGGGGGCGAGTTTAAGCAGCGAACCGAGCCAGTCGGTCTTGCCGCCGGGGCCGGCGACCATCCACGACGGCTTGTTGTCGGAGTCGAGTAGCCCGAGACTGCGCAACGCCTCGTTGTGGGCTTCTTTACTCCGCGTGAGGTTGATACCGGTCTCCGGCATCAATTTGCCGAAGAACGATTGCAACCACGTGCCTGCTTTAGAACTGGTGATGCCGGCCGCCTGGTTCATGGCGGTCAAGAACATGATCGCCTGCGGGTCCATACCCATGCCCGCGACCAGCGACGGCATCGAATACGACAGCGCGCGCGTGAACTGCGGCAGAGGTGCCGGCGTGATCATCGATGCAAAATTAAACCAGCGATATAGCTCCGGCAGTTTCGCTGGATCATAAGTGCCGGTCATGTGCGCAAGCCCCACAAGGGACTCGGCGCTCTCTTTAAGACCAGTTTCCTTAAACCGGGCTTCCTGCATCGCCGCCGGCAATAGGACGTTGAGCACGTCCATGCGCTTGTCGAACGGCAGTCCGGCGAACTGGCGCTCGCTGCCGAGGATGGCTTCGCCGACTTCTTTCGGATCAAACCCGCCCATCGCAGCATTGCGCTGAATGATGTCGCGGATTTTTTTGTAGAGCGCGCTGGAGCTAAGCCCGCTATCGACGCCGATTTGCCCGGTCATGATGGCCCGAGCGGCAATGTCCTCTATCTCGGCTTCCTCATAGACGCCGTAAGCAATAGCCCCTGCCCCGAGCATCGCGGCGTTACCACCGAAGCGACCGCGTATGTGACCGCCGGGTACCGGGACTCCGAATGAGGAGACGTGGAAACCGTTACCGCCGCCGCCCGTATGTGGACCGGCGATCCGCTGGCGCGGGTTGCCACCTACCCCGAAGCTATTCCCGCGTATAGCGCGTTCTGCGGCAGACGCCTCGATAGCCACCGAGCGCCACGCATCGGCCAAAAGTCGCACATCGCCCGCCGAAGTCGCAATGTTCCCTTCCATTAGCCTGAAAGTGGATCGGAAAGTCCGGTTGAGTGCCCGAGCTTGATCAGTAAGGGCTTTGATTTCGGCGTTGAGTGCCTTCGCCTGTTCGGCGATGTGACGGAACGTGGCCGTCGCTTCATCTACGATCTTGAATACGGCGCCGACTTCAAAAGACGTAATCATCGGCTACCTGGCGTTATCAGTTTAACGGCGGTTTCGCCCAGCGCCTCTTGTGCGTGCTCGAGACTGTTCGACATAGCAAGCCCAAGAAACGGCCGCGGCGGGATACCGCGCGAGGTGCCCATTTCCTGATACACGGCGACCTTGTCGGTAGAACCGACGACCAGCTCCAGCGCGAACGGATCGACTTCGGCCTTGATCGAATCGCGCATCGCCCCGGTGCGAAGCAACGGCGCCGGCACCGGGTAGCCCTTTGCGGCCTTCTCTGCGACGGTGGATGCCGCGAGTGGCGGCCAGCCAGCCATGTTATTGCCGATGTATTCGGCGGCCATCGTCGAGGTGAGTTCGCCAATCTTCGCGAGGTCTATTTCCAGTTCTTCGTGGCAACGGACCGCGGCCGCGTCGAACAAGGAGGCGAGCTGGTCGAGGCTTATCATCGGCTTACCCTCGCTCTGCCCACTTGCCCGAACCCCAGTCAAACTCGCCGCCAGCCATTTCGCCAAAGATGACGAGGAAGGCGACGCGCATATCGTTCGACAGGTTGAAGGCCATGTCCGGCGCGATCCCGTGCTTGATCAACGCGAGGCATTCGCGCAGCGCGGGATCGCGGGTTAGTTTTTTATTTTCGCCAGATCGCCGGTTTCGCCACCGGCAAAATTCTCTTTATAGCCTTTATTGATTGCCGCCAGCCCTTCGTCACCGAGCTTCTGCACCATCAGTTCGATGTCGCGTTTGCTGTTCGGTGATGCCTCCGGCGCATTATCGATGGCGGTCACGCATGCCGCGATCATGGCATAGCCGAGATAGAGAGTGTTGTCAGAGAGTTCGGAGCCGAGCGCTTCGAACAAGCGCAGACGGTCGAGAGCGTTCAGCTTTTGAATGGTGATGGATCGGCCGTGGCTGTCCTTAACGACCACCGTCGGCTTCGTTTCCGTCGTCATGCGATGCTGATCCTGCGGCGCGGGGTTGGCTAACGCCACGACCGGCCGCGCTTCGGCCGTGGCTGGCTGGACTATTGGAGCAGCGCTCGCTAGGCGCTGGCTAGAAGCCAGCGCGCGGCGCATCTTTCGGTTCAAGCCAGCGATACCTTATCCGAGGCCATGCCTTCAAATTTCAGGGTCACGGTCTTTTCGCGCGACACGTCGCCGTGTTCGGTGAGGGCGAACGTGAAGTTCGTGTATTGATATCGCGAAATCCATCCGTCGGCGTTGTTGATCGTTTCGTTCAGATAGCCAGGCTGTACCGCCTTCCCATTGTTAAACATCTGATCGAGCGTGATCTGGAAATCCTCCAATGCGGAAACGCCGCGCACCACCGTGCCGGTGATGCGGTAGCCGGCGGCGATATTCCCGAAGCGCGGCACGTTGTTGTAGGGATGTGAGGCGATATCGTGCTTTTGCCGCGAGATTTGCACGTTCTGCACGTCGCCCAAGTTGATGAGCGCGCCGGAATTGGCGTCGTAATAGCCGAACGTATAGTCCGGCCCGACGGTCATGCCATTGATAGGCATCGGGATCGTCTCCTTGCGAGATCAGAGAGAGATTTGAGTTTTAGGCTGGCAGCGTGGACCCGGTCGGCGCCGTGCTCTGCACACTCACCGTGACATTGCCGCCGCCCTCGAATTTCACGACGAAGTAGCGGATCACGTTGAGGTAGCGGACCTGCCAGTATAGGAACAGATAACCGGCGGCCTGAGTTTGCGGCGTGTTGTTGGCGAGATTGCACTGCACCGCCCAGTCGTCGATCATCCCCTGGCCGTTGATGCCGTTGCCGACCTGCGGCGACGCGAGTTGCGCAGACAGGCCGTTGAACAGATCGGCCGCGTTCTGCCGCGTCTGATCGTTGGCCTGGATCGACTGCAACTGACCGATGAACGATCCCGCGGCGGCGGTCTGTGCCGTCCGCGCCAAGAAGTTCGTCATGCGCGTGTATTCGACGCCGTTCGCGGCCGTGTTCGACGACGCGTTGCGGCCCGAGGCGAACGAGTAATAGTCGCCGCCGGGCGATTGCGATGCCGGCAGGATCACGTCGATGCCGCCCTGGTTGATCAGGGACAGGTCGGTTTGACCGTAGGTTTCGCCGAGCGTCGAGGTCTGTGTCGCCGATATGCCCGTCAACGGCTTGTTGAGCGGCGACTCTTGCGGCCCGAGGTTGCCAAGGATGCCGATGCCGAAGGCGGTAGGATTGATGAGCCGCGAGACCCCGTTGTAGGCGTCAAAGAACGTCGGCCAGTCGCCCGAGATAATCCACGCCCACGGCGAGTCCGCACCCGCCGCCACGCGATCCGCGATCGTCGTGGCATACGAAGTGCCCGACGGCGTCGACACGACCGGGATCATATTTTCCGAGAGCGCGAACGCCTCCATCGCCGCCCAGTACGACGGCGTGGCATGATCGATCAGCGTAAAGCCGTCGCAGCCCGAGGAGCGGAGCGCATACATGCCCTTACGGGGCAGCACGTCTTGGCCCATGAGGATGGCGTCGGTGACGCCGGACGCACCATCGGTGCCGCCCGAGAGCGTGACCGGGCTGGCGAGGGTCGGCTGCACCGCCGTCGCGCCGGCCGTCGCGATGACGAATTTCGACGGCCCGCGGTATGACGTCCCGTTGTTGATGGCATACGCCAGATTGGTCCAGAACGCGCTACCGGCCGCGGCACCGCCGGAGAGCGTGCCGCCCGACACAGTCGCGCCCGTGACGGTCGTCGCCAGCGTAAAGGCATTGCCCGCGGTGCCCGGGGTTTTGTTGGTGACCTGGAGCGTGGTGCCGCTGATCGAATAATTGCACTGCGAAATATTGGCGTCGGCGGACGCGTTGAGGAACAGCGCGAGCGCCTGCAACGTGCCGGCGAGCGACGACGCGATGTTGACTTGAGCGCCGCTCGCGCCAGAAGCCACGAACGTGACGGCCGTGCCGCCCAGCGTGACGGTTTGGTTCGCCGAGGGCTGGGCCGTAAACGCGATCGAGCCCGCCGCGTTCGCCGCCCCGGTCGCGATATTGTTGAACTGTTCGGGTGCCGCACCGGGGAACGACACAATGCCCATGAGCGTGTTGGGCTTCGTGCCGTTGACCACGTCGACGGCGATGGTGTTGCCGACGACCCCGGTATATTTCGCGGTGATGGCGATGCCGTAAGTCGCTGCCGCACCGCCGGACAGGGTCGAGCCAGAGGCGGTCGCGCCCGACACGGTCGTCGATAGTGCGAGACTGTTGCCCGCCGTGCCGGCCGTCGCCGCCGTCACATTGAGCGTGTTGCCGCTCAGCGTGTACGTGCACTTGACGAGATTGCTGTCGGCCGAGGCCTGGAGGAACGTCAACAGCGCTGCGAGCGTGCTCGCGAGGTTGCCGGAGACGATATTGACCTGATTGCCGGTCGCGCCAGACGTGACGAACGTCACCGTGGTGCCGGCGATCGCGATTGTGGAGTTGTTGGCCGGATTGGTGGTGAACGCGATCGAACCCGCCGCGGCCACGGCCGCGACGGGGTTGATGTTGGCCGCTGCCGCCGTGTCCGTGCCGTCGGTGACGCGGATGCACTTGAAGCCGATCGAGCCGCCGACCTGGGTCGCCGCTTCGATGTGTGAGACGATGTCGTTATTGCGGATCGTGGGCGGTCCGAGCGACAGCGCCGCATCGGACACTTGCGTCGCCGGAATGATCGAGTTGGTCGGACCCCACGAGGCGACGCCGACTAGGCCTTCGATATTCGTCGGCGTACCGAGCAGGATCGGCGTCGGCAGGATGATATCGACATAGACGCCGGGGACGGTAAGAGCGGCCAAGTTTTGTTGGCCGTCGAGAAAGCTCTGCGGCATCGCGCGACCTCAGAAAATGAGAGGAAAACGGTTGCGGTAACGGCGCGTTACGCGGCGGCGGGTGCGGATTTGTCCGCCCGCGCTTTGGCAGCGAGCGCGACTTGCGCCTGACGGTCGGCTTCGGCCGCCTGTTCGGCTTTGTTCATCGGCACCTTGACGAAGTGCTTCTCGCGATCGCGCAGATGGCGCGCGACCTCGTCCTGGTCGTGGATTTGCTGGCCCTTGCCGATATGAGCGTTCGTCGGCCGGTCGTGAAACGGCTGGGTGCAAACCAATTTGTAGGGCATGCCGAGGCCTCGTTAGCTGGCGAGCGAGATTTCCGGTTGACGATCGGTGGCGCCGCTTTGAATGGTGGTCCCGACCGCCGTGATGGTGGTGCCCGTGAAGGTTTCGAGCGTCGCGTACTCGACCTGAAAGTTGAGATCGCGCCGGTAGACGGTGACGTTCTGGCTTTCGTCGGTGACGGTCGTGCTCTGGTAGGTGATCAGCGCATCGGTGCCGTCCGGCAGCGTCACGACAAGATTTTGTTTCAATGCGCCGTCGATGGCTTTGGCCAGTACCGAGCGCGTGTTGTGATCCGGCGCCCACACCGTCACCATGACGCCCTGGCGCTGGCGATGGGTGACCTTGCCGAGCGTGGCCTGGCCGCCCTGGCGGGCCACAAGCGAGTATTCGGCCGGGATGGTGAGCGTCGAGCCGGCCAGGCTCGCGGTCGGATAATCGGCCTGCGCGGCGGTGAGCAGCGCTGCGAGCACGGCGCTCGCGGATGCGCCGCCGCATGAGAAGATATATTCCCGATCCGCCACGATGGTGACGAACTCGCCGGCGTTCGGCGTGCCCGTGATCGTAACCGCGTTGCCTTCGACCACGACTGTGAGGCCGAGGGTGACCGGCGTCACCACGTAGGTTTTATCGAGGATCTGATACGGGATCGCGGTCGCGCCCGGCAGCGGATAGATCGAGACGTTCGGGACGGGTCCGTTCGCGCGTCCAGTCGGCACCGGCGGCGAGCCGCTCATCACCTGGCCGGCCAGATCGAGGTCGAGCTGTTCGGGGACCGGCCAGCCTTCGAAAATGCGCACGTCGGCCGGGTTGGTGTACCCGACCGGGACCGGCGCGATCGATGGTGACGCCGTGCCGTTCGGATAGACGACTGCCGCTACCGCGCTGGCGATGTACGCGGTAACATCCGACAGATCGGCCATGAAGGGTCACCGTCGGACGGGAGGCGAAGATGCAATACGTGAAAGCGGGCGCGCTGCTATGCGCAGCCCTCATCTTGCTGGCGCTCAGCATCACCGATGGTGATGCGCGCGGGCGCACCGGCAGCCACAGTATCGGCGGCGTCGGCAGTCACGGCAAAGGCAGCCATTACGTCGGCGACCGTTAAGCCGCGGCGGCCGCTTCCTGCTCGACCGGCTGCGGGAGTGGAGCCTCAGCCGCTTTCGCGGGCTGTTCGGCGTCCGCGCTCACCGCTGCCTCGATCTGCGCCAGCAGATATTTGGTAGCGTTGATCGCGCCTTCGGCCCGGATCATCGTGTCGCGCGCTTGCGCCATCTGCGCCTGGGCTTGAACAAACATCGCTTCGGCCTGCGCGCGTTCGCCGTGCAGCTTTTCGAGCGTCGCTACGATTTGCTCTTTCGTCAGCATGCGCTTTAAGTCTCCAGTCGGATGCACGAGAGTTGGTAGCCTACCAGCGTCCAATAATTCGACGCGACCATATAACGGTATTGCTCATCGTCAACGATGATGTCGCGGTCGCGGATCGCGTATTGCGCGATCGCCGACGCCGGGATGAGGATCACCCATTCTGGTTTGTCGACGATATCGGCCGCCAACAGCGTGCCCTTGGTGCGGCCGGCGCGTTTCGCCTGGATGGCTGCGGGCAATCCGGTGAACAGCACCGTCTCGCCTTCGGCGTCCGCGGAGGCAGTCGATTGCTCCCGGCCGGAATAGCCGGTCAACCCGACTTGCGGGCTCCCGCCCGTGGTGACGGCATTCGTTTTCGAGCGATGCACCGCCACCGTGCGGTTAAAGAGCGGCTGTTGCGCTTCCCAGAGCCGCGCGCTCGGCGAGACATTCTCCCAAGGCCGCGTCATCCACCGCCACCGCCATCCCCGACATCGCTTTCGTTGCCGCCGGGTCCAATCGGATAGAAGTCATCGTCCATGCCGATCTGGAATTGCGGCTCGACGCGATCCGAATTTTGCTCTTGGTTGATTTTGTCAGCGACCGAGATGCCGCCAGCATAAGGCAGCCCGGCACCGCCGGCCGCGGCCTTCGCTTCGAACTCGGCCGCTTTGATGCCGTAGGCCTTCGCCATCTGCGAATAAGAGATCGATGTGCCAGCGGCAGTTTGATCGACGCTGCGTGAATAGCGCGCCTGCAAGGTGCGGCAGCATTCCGCCGCGGCGCCCCAAACGGTAGAGCGTTGCGTCAAGTGATACAGAATTTCCTCATCCTGCATCTGTTGATCGGTCGACACCGTGTCGCCGATCAGGAGCCGGATTTGATCCTTCGGCGTGTTGGCGAGGTCGGTTAAACTGTACGACCAGGTCATGCCGGCTAGTCCCCCGGCGTGAAAGCCGTCAGTCCGTTGGCGTAGGCGTCAATGCGCAGCGATGTGCCGCCGGCGTAAGTTCCAACCGAGGAATATTTGATGCGCCATTGAGGCCCGAAAATCCCGTCCTTCGCCGTATTGGCCGACAGCGAGCCATCGGTCGCGGTATATTCGGACGTGACCGACGTCGAAGAATTGAGATTGTAGGCGTAGCGCTCGCTCGCGGTGGTGAAGTGGAATTCCGCCACATCGATCCATGTGCCGCCGCCATCCAGGCTGGTTTGCACGTAGGCATCCACCGAGGTGCCGCCGCTGCCATACGTGAAATTGGCTTGCAGCGTCATATTGCTGGGCAGCGCACCGCCCGGACCCGGGCGCAATTGGAACGTCCCGGTCTCGGTCACGCCGATCGCCGATGTGATCGGCGACAGATTGAGCAGTTCGGTGGCGGCAGCGGGCGCGCTGAGCGCCAGCCATGCCGCCAGGATCAACCCGCCAAGCCGCATCATGGGGAGGCCTCCGCGCGAGGGGTTCGCTTAGACGCCTGCCGTGATCGCGTACTCGCCGAGCGATTGCAGCGTCGCCGCAGTCAGCGACGTAAAGGTGACGACAAAGCGCCGCAGCGTGTTCTGCGCGATCGTCATGGTGCCGGTCAGCGTCCAGCCGGTGGCCGTGGTGACGGTCCAGGCATAGTTGCCGCTCGACGTGTTCATGATTTCGAGTTCGTAGCTCGCGCCAGGGGCCGGCGTAATGCCGGCTGCTTCCATCGCAGTAACCAGCGCGGCGACGGTCGGCAGATCGGCGGCCGCACCGGCCGAGAGGGCGGCCGTGAGATTGAGGATGGTCTTTACGCTGCCGCCGGTGATGTTGGCGCCGGTCAATGCCAGCGCGTTCGAGGTCGGCGCGGTGGAAACGGCGTTGTAAGCTTGCTGCGGCACCGGAGCAATGTCGCCGGATGATTCGAAGATCGACCACGTCGGCGAAGCAAGTGTTCCGATGTTCTGATAGAGATTGCCGTTGGTCGTATCGGCCAGTAGATCGCCGGGATTGGCGTAGCCTGCGAGCGTCCCGTTGGTGCCGTTGGTCGGCGCGCCCGCGTTTGACCAATGGTTCGGCGACTGCACATAGGTGCCGCCGGCGTTAAGCTGAATGCCTTTGCCAGCGCTGCTGTCGAGATAGATGATGGCGGCTTTGATCTTGCCCTTGAAACGCTGCATGAAGCCATTCGACATGGCCAACTCCTATGATTGGTTTTAATTCTCGGAGTGGATGAGCGCCGCTTTAGACGGCGGCGAGTTGTTGCGCTTCGTCTTTGGTCAGTGGCGCATCGTTGAGCTTGTGGCCCTGGATGACGTCGTACTGACCGCGACCCAGATGCACGATGTGCTTCTCGCCGGCATCCTCGCCGAAGCCGTGCGGAAACACTTCGATGAAGCCCGCGTCAATGAGCGCGCGCCGGTTGGCAACCGGGATACCGCGCACCTCCTCGCCGGTCAGCATGTGACCCGCCAGCAACGCCTCGGTCCCGCGGCTGAAACGACGCCGTACGCGCGCGCCGCCGATATCTTGCTCGGCAATATCCATCGTGATCGTCCTCGGTGACGAAAAGGAAGAAGGCCGCGCTATGGGGCGCGGCCCTGTACTTACTGAACGATCCCGCTGTAATAGACCGCGAGGTCGGTGCCGACGGCCTGCATGTCGAAGGCCATTTCACCTTCGGTGCGGACCGTTTCCAGCCCGCGCCACGGCAGCGGGATTTGCGCCACGCGCACGCCCATCGTGTTGAGCCCGGTGAGGCCGGACCACGCGAAGGTATAGCCCGCAGTCGGGATCATGATGCCCGGCTCCGGTGCCGCATGACAGAGGAGCGCGTTCTTGCCCGCGATGAAGCTATAGGTGCCAGCCGAACCGGTGCTGTCGGTCGCGCTCTCGACTGCGCTGTTGTAGACCGCCTTCGACACGAGCATGCGGTCCACATCGAACGATGACGCCAGCAATTCCGGCGTGATCTTCGAAGCGTCGGCGCGCGTCGTATACTTGATGCGGTCGATCACGAGCGGGTGCTTACGGAGCGCCTGGTACACCGGGTAGGTAACCAGGAAGGTGTTCGCTTCGAAGCCGGTGTTTTGCAGGATCGTGGTCTGGCCCGTCGCCACGTCGGTGTAGGGGTCGCCGTTGGCGTCATCGTTCCAGTAAGCCGGCGTGGTCGAGCCCGGAGTGCCGCCCGCGGTGCCGACGTTATCGACACCCCACAAGCCGGTTTTCAGATAGGTCGTGGCGAAGAACCGGTCGCGCCGGATGAGCAGCTTCTGCATCACAAACTTGGTGGTCGCGATGTCCATATTCACGGCCGGGTCGGCGTTGCGCCGGGTCTGGCCGCCCAAGTCCTTGTGATACGCCCACACGTCGGCGGAGTACGAGTTGTTGGAGTTCAAGTTGAACCCACCGCCAGCGGACTCGGCCGCGTCGGCGCGTTGCTGCGCCTCGTCACGGTAGAAATCGTCCTTGGAGAACGCGAAGTATTTGTCGGACTGGAACTCGACCGGCACGATGGGGAACACCTTGTCGGCGACGTAGGCCTTCGCGTCCTGAATGTAGGCGGTCGCAATCTGCGTCAGCGCCGCCTGGACGTGGACCTGTTGCACTGTAGGTTGCGGCATCGTTCACTCCACTCTTGATGCGGCGCCTTGCCGAAGGGCCTAAACGGCGAAGCGGCGACCGCGAGGGTGCCGCTAAGAACTCAAATCAGTTACGCGGCCGACGTCGCCCCGGACGGCAGGAGCGCGATCGTGATGATCTGATTGGCTGCGGTGGCGGCCTCGATCGCTCGACCGACCACGGCACCGCTGGTGTAGGTAACCACGCGGCCGTTGGTGTCGCACTGCAAGAGCACGCCGGCCGAGATCGCGGCACCGGCCACGGCCTTGCTGACGCCGAGCAGTCCGACATCAGCCGCCTGACCGGCGGCTGGCGTATTCTGCAAAATGCCGTACACGTCGCCGCCGGCGCTGGTCTGCACCGCTACGGTGCGCGCAGCGCTGATGTTGACGCACAGAAACTGGCCGGAGCCGCCCGGCCCATCGAGCGCCGAGGCGGGATTGTAATAGTTGGCCGCGGCCGTGCACTGCGCGCCGTCTTTGATCAGAGGGGCTTCGGTTGCCATGGGGCTCTCCGTTGAAATCAATGCGCGACCGCTTGCGCTCTACAGCGCCCAGCCGCTGGGGTGAGGAATTGAAAGGGCTTACGCCGCGACCTGCGGCCGGTTCTCGCCGCGCTCGCGCCGGACCAACTCCGCGTTGGCCGGATCGGCGTAGACCTTTGCGAACGCCTGTTCTTTGGTGAGCGACGTTTCCGTCTTGCGGAGTTCATCGGCCTTGCCCACGAGCTCGTCATAGGCCGTGATGACAGCGCCGCCGGTCCGGCGATCGCCGACTTCCTTGAACAAGCCGGCCGCCTTGACTTGCGCGGTCAGTGCCTTGACCACGTCGACGATCTTGTCGACGGCACTCTTGTCGCCGCGATACGCCTTCTGCAGCGTCTCGCCATCGGCCTCGGGCAGCCCCGCCTCGATGGCTTGCTTCTTGAAGCCTTCGAGCGCTTTGCCGTCCTCCAGCGCCGCCAGGCGCTTTTTCAGTTCGTCGTGTTCGTCGAGCTTCTTGCGGACGTCCTCCGGAAGATCGTCGCGCTTCTTCATCCGCTCGGCGCGCTCGGCGCGGCTTAGGCTGCGGAATTTCTTCTTGGCGTCGTCGTCCTTGAGGCCGTCGTGGTAAGACTTCTCCTCGTCGCTCATGCCGGCCTTGAGGATTTCGAGGTCCAGCGAGAGCACGGCCGCATCGGCGTCGCGCTTGGCAAGCGCGGCAACGATTTCGGCTTCGGTGGCGGTATCCGGAAGCCCCAGCGCCTTTTTGATAGCGTTCATGTCGTTATCTCCTTTCGCGGCATTGGCGCCGAGTTCGCTGCACAGGTGATCGCTGAATTGTTTGAACGTCTGATCGAGCATCGCCGTGCGTTTTTCGAGCGGCGCGGCATAGCCCAAGATCGAGATGAGACTTTCGGCCAAGGCGTCTGTCGCCTTGTCGATGACGTCGGCGCCCTTGAACGTCTTGCGGACGCCGGCGTTCACCAGCTCGTCGATTTCCTCGCGCGCCATGTCGGCGAACACCTTGGCGCCGGCGGCTAACCAGGCGCGCAGTTTCGCCGGAACCGGGGAATTATCGGCTTCGATGACGGCTTCGTTGTCGGCGTTTTGCAGGAGGTAGCCGATCGACGCAATGACACGGGCGAACTCGGCCACGTCATACATGCCTTTGCCGACTGCGCGCTTCATGATGGCTGCCCGTGCCGGTGATTGAGCCGGCCGGTCAACGGCCGATATCTCGTTCATCTTGAAGGCCCGCATGATGCGCTTGGTCATTCGGACACCTCTTCGTCACGCACCCGCGAGCCGCCGATCGAGAAGCCCTTGTAGGTGCCGTCACGGTATTTGCTCAGTACGTCGGCGGACGGCTTCATGGCGATCAGCAAGCCCGTCTGTTTCGTCGTGACGTTAAGCGCCTTGGCAATGTCCGTCGTCAGCGGGAAAGCGAACACGACGCTGCCGTCCGGCGCGCCGGTGTGCATGTCCTTGGAAACGCGGCTGTGCAGCATGAAATCGGTGGCGGCTTCGAGCATCGCCGCTTCGGGAATGTGGTCGCCCTGTAGGTCGAAATAGTCCGACCCGTCGCGTTTGCAGACGATGGCGAAGCCAAAGACGAGGCCTAAACCGTCGTCGACCTTCACCACCTCGCATTTGAGGAAGGCCTTGGCGGCGTCCTCGCCGGACAGTGTCTCAGCGGCTTGCTCGCGCGCATTTTGGCGCTTCTTGCGATCCAGCTCCTCGGCCACGTTGCCGAGCGCGGTGCGCGCGTGCACGCCCTGCACGGTCGCGTCTTTGATCAGATCGTCGAATAGGCGCGCTGTCATCGGATAACAAACCCTTCGTCGCCGTCACTGGCCGGTTTCGGCTTGGCGCGGTGCGGCGAGCCCGATGTCTCACCGTTGATGGTGAAGCCTTCGCCACCGCGCGGACCGAGCACTGGACCGAGGAATTCGCGGGCGCTGGCCACGAAATCGGGATTGGTGGGATCGAATGGCTTAGCCGCAGGCCCGCGGGCCGGCACGTAGAGGTCGATCTTCGGCGGCGGCAGTGTTTCCATGCCGAGTCGCTGGCGCAGCCGATTATGCGCCGCGCGGAACGTCGGCGAGAGCTTCGCCCAATTGTCTTTGACGTATTGTTGCGTGGCAGCGGATATCATCGCTGTGTCGCCCGCATTTGCTTGATGCGCTTCGCCACCGCGCCGAGCACGATCCGGCGCAGCACGTCGGGCGCATTCTTGGTGATCTTCGCCGCTTCCGGGCTGTCGATGTCCGGCAGGCCAGCCGCGTCGCGCAGATACGATTCGAGTTCTTCGTCCGGGAACAGCGGCATGCCCGCCGAGGCGATGTTGGCGATAAAGGCGCCTAGCCCGTCGAGGTCGAGCCGCTGCGGCATGTCCGGCACGTATCGCGGCATCAGATCGCGACTGAGGGCGTTCAACTGCCAGACCCGCGGCAGGGCGTAGCGATTAAGCACTTCCGCCAGCGAGTGCAGCCATCCCTCGATGGCGCCGTAGAACATATCCACCTTGGTGGTGGCGAGATTGTTGGTGCCGCGGACCTCGTGGCCCATCTGGATGAAGTCGCAGAGCAACGTCATCAAGATGTCGATCTTGTGCCGGGTGATCGTCTTGTCGGCGTCGACCGATGATCGGCCGTGCTGCGGGGTCATCAGCTCGAAGCTGTACATCCTCGCATTGGTCGGCTTGCCGGTCGCATCGACCCAGCAATCGGACGGGATGATCGCGCCCATTTGCTCGTCGACGCGCACGTTGGTGACGAGTTTCTTGTAGGCGGCGAGCGCTGCGACCGCAGCCGGGTCGGGCTGTTGCGCCATCGCCTTTTCGAGCAGTGCGTTCGGCACGGACATGACCGGGAAGCCGGCCATGCGCTCAAAGAGGATCGCTTCCAGCTCTTCCAGCCGCTTGACGAAATAATACGAGCGGTAAGCGTTGCGTAGGATCGAACGCCCTTCCGGATTGTTCTTGTGCTGCGACGGCCGGAACAGCAGCATCTTCTCGATCGGGATGTCGATCAGCGAACCTACCCACGGCTGTTGGGTGACGCCTCTCACCTGCCCGTTCGGATCGAAAAACCACTTAAGGACGGTATCCTGGCCGCGGATCGGCAGCCGCCGCCAGCCGATGCGCCCGTCGGAATACCTCGATGACGGCAATTCCTCCTGCGCAGTCGCCGGATCCGGTTGCGGCGGTATCAGGCCGAGGCGTTTCTTGTAGACGAGTTCGTGAACGGAAAAACCATACCCCAGCATCGAGAGGGCTTCGGCGATAAAATCATCCCACGTGTGCGACATATCGAGCCGCAACGTGTCGGCGAATTCAGCTTCGGCCCTGGCTTGCGCCTTGTCGCTCGCCGGCTCGACGCGCCACGCGACCTTGCGCATGGCTTGTATGATCGCAAACATCATCGACCCAACGGTCGATGAGTTGTCGAGCATTTCGCGGTAGACGCGCGCGGCTTCGCGGCCAACCAGTTGCGGGAGAAATTCCTCCCGGACCCAGCCGCTGTATTGGCGCAGGCCGTACGAGCCGTAGTCCTTGAAGTTCAGTCCGTACTCCAGCACCGGCGCTTTCCAGCCGCCGGAGCCGTCGCTGTAGGGGTCAATGGCCATGGGGCTCGCCTAACGGCGCTTTATTTGTTGAGCGCGCGGTGGAAAGCCTCGTTGTATCGTTCGGTGGCAATCGCAACGCCAGGCCCGCGGTAAATCGCCCGGATCAGCGTGGCGGATGCCAAGGCGCACGCGTCGAGAAATTCGCGGACTGAAAGGCCTTCCGCTTGCGCCGCGATCCGCGCCGCGATGGTTTTCACGTTGGCAGCGCGATCTTCGCCCATGCTTATTGTCCCGGTATCTGGCGCGGCTTGCCGGTCACGAAGGGTGCGGCGATCGTCACCACCGGCATCGCGGTCAGAGTGTTGAACGCTTCGCTGGTACTGTCGGCGTCGTCGTCATGCTTGACGTCGGGCCCGAAGCTTTCGAGCGCCGTGAACCATTCGTCGTTCCATGGCCCGCGCAGCACGTCGACGTTGCCGGCCTCGGCTTGCGCGGAGAACGGGGCAAACCGGGTGATCTTGTCGCCGGAAGCGGCTTCAAACCGAACGTCGTAGCCGACTAGCAGCTTGGCGAGGTTGACCACCTGCGACTTGCCCGCCTGCGCCGGGTCCTTGGGGATGCCGATGCGGACTGACTTGCCGTCGGCGGTCGCGGTGTTCTTGAGTGCGGTTTCGACTTCGCCAGGCGAGCCGTACATTCGATGATGATGCGCGACGATAAAGCGGCCGTCCGGCATCTTGCCGATCTTGGTGGCGCAGGTGCGGTCCGGATCGTTCGTCTCGGTCTTGGGCGTCGCCGCCAGGTCCCAGCCGCGCGCGAATACTGTGCCGACCGGCACGGCGTCGACGACTTTGCACCAGGTGCGCTTGAACAGGAGCCCAGCCGCGGCACGGATTTTCCAGTTGCCGCCGTAGAGGCGTTCGCGCTCGACCGTCGGCAGCGCCATGAGGTTGGCGATGTAACCGGGGTCTTTCGCCGTGCCGATGGTGTTATCGGTCAGCTTGGCCGGGATAAAAGTGACCGACTTCGGCGGTATCGGCACGCCGTTCGGATCGGTGTGATGCGCCAGATCCTCGGGCCGGTCAGCCCAAACGATGTTGTCGCCGATACGCACAAACCAGCGCAGCACGCCGGCGCGCTCCGGAATCGGGAAACCTGTATCCGGGTCAATCCACCAGGCAATGAATTCCGCGACCCAGCTATCGGCGTCCGGATTGCATGTGGCGCGGATGTAAGGTCGCACGCCGCAGGTCGAACGGTTGCGGCTCAGCATGTACCAGAACTGGTACTTGGTAAAATGCGTGAGTTCGTCAAACCCGATGAACGGGATTTGCGCGCCCTGCCACGACTGAGCAGTCTTGTCGTGCTCCAGATGAGCGAATGACAACGCCGATCCGGACGGAAAGCGCCACGACAGGTCGCCGACTTTCGGTTCGGCCCCGAGCAGCGGGTAAAGCTTGTTGCTCTCGTCCCACAAGCCGCCTTCATTGGTGATCTGCGGCGTCACGCGCCGGAAGATCACTGCGCCGAAGTCTTTGTTGGCGACGTAGCGCAGCGGCTCGAGCAAGATCGCGAACGTCTTGCCGCCGAACGCAGCGCCGCCGTAAATCGCAATATCGGCCGGCGTCGCCAGAAAAGCGGTTTGTGGACCGGGCTGCGGTCCGACGATGACCTTGGACGGCGCGCCGCCGCCGTCAACCTCTCCCATTGTCGGGCAATTGGATGATTGTCACCTGGCCGACCGGCAGGTCCTTGCCGTCTTTGCCGGTATGTTCGAGGGCGACCTTATCGCCGTATTTCTTGGGCGCCATCTTGGCCGCGCGCCACTTGCGGGCGTCGACGCGCAGCCGTGAGCGCTGAATATGCTCGTGGTTGACGACTTCCACGTCTTTGCCGTCGCGCTCGATCGTAGTGACGTCACGCGTCGTGTCGTCGGCTATCTCGATAATCTCGTCGGCGTCGCAATCGGCCTGCGCCTCACGCGCGCGCGCGTACTGGTCGCGAAATGCCGATTGCTCGTCTCTCAGGAGCCACCGCAGTACGGTGGACTTGTCAGGCATCGTCTCGTCTTTACAGACTTGGCGCAGGCTTTCGCCGTTGGCGATGCGCAGGCAGATCGCGTCGGCGATCGCTGGGGTGTAATCAGTCGGTCGACCCGCCATGAAACGTCCTGCCGGCTGCGGCGCGCTTAAGCCGGTACATCCGCGGTCTAAAAGCGGCCGCTACGCCCTATTCCCGCACGCCCATGCGCACCCGCTCGCGCAGCTTGCCGAGATCGCGCAGGAGTTCGGACTTGTCGACGTGATATTTCTCGGGATCGTGGCTCGAGGGTTTCAGCCAGCCGAGCCGTTGGGCGATGTCGGCCAAATCGCTGTCGATTTCCGCCGGCGTCATCGGTCGTGGCCGAGACGGCGGCTTCTTGGTCGGCGGGATGCGATGCTTGACCCTCTCGACGACGAAGGTCATGCGCCGCCAAGCGAAAGGTGCCCTATCGTTAAAATAGCTCGATGGGGCAACAGCCTACGAAGCGCCGGCGCGATTTTTCTTGGCATAAGGCGGCCGAAGCTGTTCACTACGTCGCCCGCACCGGAAGGGATTGTGCTGACACGCGAAGTGGTGTGTCTCATTGGGGATTATTTCGCGCCGGCGAACGGAGATGAACATGCCAGTCATCGATTGGGACAAGCTTAGCGCGATCTCTCTAGCGAAAGGCGCGAAGGCCTATTACGCCTTATGCGCAGCTGGCTTGGGCATGAGCACGCGGGAATATGCTATCCGCAGCGAACTGCGTCGCGCTGTCGACGAAGGCGATGAGCGCAACATTCAGCACTTCCGCCAACTGCTTGAGCGCGAGCTACAAAGATAGCTTCCCACGAAATGCGAAACCCGCCGCGGCGGGTCGCGCCGAGCGGGTCCAAATCCTTTTTCAGGCGTCACCAGCATGTCAAGGAAAGCGCCCCTCTGCAACCTTGATGATGCGGCCTTTGTCTTTCTTGGGTTTTTTGCTCGGGGGTCCGGCGCGTTTTCGGGCCAGGGCGAGCGGCAAAGTCTTTTGCTCGCCAATGTGTTGCGACCTATGCAGGCGTTTTTTTTGTTCGCCATCGATCCACGGCGTCGCTGGCGCCTCCGGCGTTAACACTTGGTGCTCGGTCAATGTCAGCGTTTGCGCCAAGGTGATCAGCGCTTGGTGCCACATCAAATAATCGGCACGCGTGAGCGCGACTTCGACCGGCGACGGCGACCAGACCAGCGGGCAATAGGAGCCCGTTGTATAAAGGTTTTTGGCCTTGGACTTGCCGATGACGATGGCAAGCTTCGAGCGCTCCGCCAGCATCGGCACCGGGCGCATCTGCTCGGTGCGCCAATCGGGCCTGGTGCCCTTCACGGCATGGGTCGTCACCAGGGCAGAAAGATTAACGCTGTTGACCAGCAGGACGTCGCGCGGTGCGTGCCGGGCGACTCGACTGGTCACGCCGCGACCGTCGCGCGCGGGCTCGACGAACGCCCGCATTGGATCTTCGGCCGGCACCCGCAAACCGTCCCGCACGTCGTTGATGGTGATCAGCGCCGCGAGGTCGCCGGCGACGATATCGAAGTAACGGCGCCAGTCGAAGGCGGCGCGGCCGAGCTGGCCGACCGCGATCTCGATCAACTCGGCGTCCCGGTGCGGCAGGCCGAACTGCGCGTAGCGCTGCGCATTGCCGCTGCCGCCCGGATCGGGATTGACGCCACCGAGCGAACCGTACTGCGCGAGGCGGTCCCATATTCCTTCGGCGGAGGAGATTTGCCGCTTCGGCAATTCGTCGAGGTACGCCCATTGCAACAGCTTCTCAATCTCGACCGATTTTTTCATGCGCGGCCCTTCATTGGAATTTGCCGATCAGCCAATCGAGCCATTGCGCCAGGTCCATGGAGAAACCACGCAACCACGATCCACCCGGCGATGCGCAGTTCGCGCGGCGTCAAAGGTTGTCCGGTCAAGATGCGGTGCAGCGCGTCCATTCACGTCGCCCTGGCATGAAAGATTTTCGGCTCGACGTAACCGCCGCACACCATCAGCGTGCCGCCGGCGACCGTCAGATGCCGGCCGTAGTGCTCGCCGGGTCGTTTCAAAGAAATGATACTGGCGCGGCGGGTGAAGGCGCGGTCCTTGGCCACCACCGCGAAGAAGTTGGCGGCGCGCTGGAAACATTGTTCCGCCGACACGCCGCTGATCTGCACAAAGTCTTTGAGCACGTGCACGCCGCCGCCGTGCGGTCCCGACGCGACAAAGCCGCCTAATTCCGGCGGCAACAGAAAGCCGATGCGGACGTCGTAGCCGGGATCGCGGCGTGCTTGGCGGGCATTGAGGTCATGAAGCCGCTCCAGCAACGGGCGCCGCGGCGATTGCCGGCGCGCCGTTTTGCGGTTCGTGATCCAGACGCCGTCGCGAAGATGGCGCGCGCGGCCGCTCATTGGGGCCCCCAAACCGCACGGCCCGGCGGGTACGCGTGACCGGGATCGCCGCCGAGCCGCACATCGTGCAAGCGCGGGTATGGACCGCAATTTCTTGTTGACCCGTTAAGGAGTTACGGCCGCCACTTCATACGGCGTTCTAAGCAAACACGCGGTCGGCACCCATAGGCTTTGAATAAGCCGAAAGCCCCTCGCCTCGATGCGCACGTTCGTCACATCGCCATGGGGCCAATCAAGAATTTCCACGGCCAGAAAAGCGCGCTCGCCCGGCCGGAGCACGCGCACCCCATCATCGGTCGCTGCCATGCCCTTACCCTCTCAGGGCGGCGCTATACGCTGATTTGGGCGGAAACGCTAGGAGCGCCAGTGGTTTGCTTCAAAATCCTCTCAAAGACGATAAGCAATCTGGTGGGCGAGGAAGCCGACCATGCGGCGCAAGGTGCGCTCGGTGACGGCCAAATCCTCGGGATCGACGTCGCCGATGACCGTCAACTGCGCCGCCTGCGCCTCCAATAATGCCGCGACCATGGCACCGATCTCGCGCCCGTGCTTGGTGGCCTTGACGCGCTTGCTGCGCCGGTCGTCGGTCGCCTTCGTGACGCTCACGCAGCCGCGCGCTTCCAGGAGCCGCAGATTGTAGGCGACGTTGGTGCGGCCGTAGCACCCGTCCCTCAACTGGCTGACGGTCACCTCGCGGTCGCCGAGCCGATAGAGCATCATCGCCTGCACGAAATCGAGGCCGGCATCGCGGCGGTCCAGCTCGGCCTCGATCGCTTCGCGCAGTTTCAACCGCGCCTCTTCCAGCAGCACGACGATGCGCGCGTAGGTCGCGGCGACGGTGCCGGAGCGCGATGCGAGGTCAGTCGTCACGGATGCTCGCCCTCTTGTTGCCGCGCTGTGTTGCGCGCCTTGCGCTCCTCAAGATCGGCCGCGACGCGCTGCGCGTGCCGGCCGTCGCCTCTCGGTGGCGCGATCGGCGCGAGGTGACCGCTTGGCGCTCGGGATGGTGCTGTATCGACCTTGGCGCCCAGCAATCCCTCTATCTCGCCGAGCCGCTTTTCGAAGGTCGCCAGCAACGCGCGGATGGTGATGTGAAGAGTTTGTTCGAGGGTAGTGCCCGTTTCGGCGCGCACCCCGGCCGTACAAATCTGACGGCACGCCTCCATGATCGCCCATTCCGGGAGACGGAAATGCGCGTAATCCGCAGTACGATCTTCCAGGTTGCGCAGATAAGCCGTCGCCGCCGCCACACTCGTTTCGTAATCGAAGCCGGCCGGCTGGATCGACAGCAGCGCATCGACGATGCGGTCACGGCTTGCCGCCGGTGCCAGCGCAAGCGCCGCTCGCAGTTCGGCGGCGCGCCGTTCCAGCGCCGTCCGTTCCGGATCGGTAAGTGCGCGGCGCAACTCCGCCGGCTGTCCAGCGACGTTCCGGAATGACACGACGCGATCGGCAATATCGCGGTCAGTCAGCCGCAGAAATGGCGATGGCAGGTCTTTCACCGAAGCGATCGGTTTTATCTCCTTGCTCACTCGCGCGGCGGGCGAGGTCGAGCCGAGCCCGGAACGCACCGCCACGGCCCCGATTTTGTCCATTTGCGCCTCCTATCGTCACTTCCTGCGCTTCGAGAATTTTGACCGTCGGCAGCGGCGCCGCTTGGCGCGCGATCTCGGCCGCGATCGGTTTTTCAAAATAAATGATCGAATGCGGCGGCCCGTCGCGTTTCTTCGCCAGCGCCGCTTGCACCGCGATGAGGATGATTTCGGCCGGCCAGCCTTGGCGCAGCCATTTTGCCACGTGCATCGGCGCCCCAGCCCAGCTCGGCGGAACGAACTTAGGATCGTGACCGGCCGCGACCGTGATTTTGTCGGCGAGTTCGAAGGCCTCCGCCGGGATCAGCGGTGTTGTTGAACCCGGCTTCGCGCGCGCGTCATCATCAACATCTTCTAATCGGTTATCGGTTATCGGTTGCTTTTGTTTTGAAAAAGCCTGGCTTTCGCGAGGCTTTTTCGGGCGACCCCCTTTTCGACCCGCCGCGGCGTGACGCTCGTACTTCTCTTGCGCTTCAACGATCTCTTTCTCGATACGTTTGTGCCGCCATCCGTCATAAAAGAACTCTTGTATGACCGGCCGGGCTTGCCGCCACGCCACAGGCGACATGCGCGCAATGCGGCTCAGTTGCCGGTCATCGTCCGGCAACTCGCCGTTGGCCCAATAGTGCATGATGAGCAACAGATACGCGCCGTGCAGCGCCGCATCGAGGTGCGTCGTGTCTTTCAAATAGTCCCCGATATGCAGCGACATGCGCGGCAGGCTCATGCGCGCGCCTCGGTGAATGTCGCTTGCGCCTGGCGGCGCAATTGTCCGCGATGATTGCGCTCGACCCAGGAACGGTGCGGCAGGAAGGTCACGACACAATCGAACGGCCGGTCCCACACCGCATGGATCACCCGGCCGCGTATCTGCAACTCGAAGATCGGCCGGTCGTGGACGCCGACGGCGACTTGCCGATAAAGCCCGGCGCGAATGCCGACGCAGATCGCCTCATACTCGGCGCCGGATAGCGCGACGCCGCGCCGTTGCCACAACCGCCGCGTGGCGTGCAACACCATCTTGTCGCGCGTCGGCGCATCGTCAGGGAGCAGTAGACTTACGGACATGCGCGCACTTCCTTTTGTTGTTGCTCACGACGCACGCGACACAGACAAAATCGGCGACAATTATTCCGAGCATTATTCGGCAGCTTCCATGATTGGGCCGTCGGCGGCCTTGTCGGCCTCTATCAGATCGAACAAGGATGGGACGGCGAGCTTGGCTTCGGCGGCTTCGCAATAGCGCTGGCCGTCGCGCCAGTAGTCGGTGTTGAGTTCAATGCCGAGGCCTTGTCGGCCGAGCAGCACGGCGCGGTAAGGCACCGTCATAAGTCCCCCGAATGGATCTAGGACGGTTTCGCCGGGCATCGTGAATTGCGCGATGGCGCGGTCGACGATGTCGAATTGCAGCGGACAATTTTTGACAATGCAGCCTTCGGCGGTGAAGCTCTCATCCTCAGCTACGCGCAGGTTCCACGTCTCGACTTCGCCGCAAGGCGCGGCTGAGCGGACCTTTTTCCACGCGCCATCCTCAAGCAGGAGCGGCTGGCCTTTGTACCGTTCACCCGGAATGTCGAAACTAAGTATCCACTCTTGTTTCGTCGAAACGATGCGGCCTTGAATTTTCGCCGTCGCTGGCGACCGACCGGGATAGATGCTGGCGATTGCCCCGTAGGCGCGCTGCGCCAATAAGGCGATGCCGAGCAACAGGTCGCGCGAAACGCTAGTCGCCATCCAGTGCTGGCGCGCTGGCACTAAATGTCCGTAGCCCGACAGATATCCATCAAGTAAAGCGCGGGCTTGCACGAGCGGAAGTGTGAAAGCCTCAGGTGGCAGATGCTTTCCGGCGGCCCCGGTCCCGCAGGCCTTAAGCGTATCTCGCAATGCGCGATCCGTCCGCAAGATAATCTGCATTCCAGTGCCAACGTCATGCGGCTTGTTGCTGCCATGTTCACCGAGCCGCGCGATCAGATAATCAAGCTCGTGATGTCCACACGAAATGACCCAGCTACGCGCGCCCTTACTGAAATGGCCGTCAGCCAGCCATCGGCCCACCGTCCACCAATGCCGCAGGCTTTCGACCCCCGGCGTTTCAGCCGGCGGCAGTTTAAGGTTGACGTAGCTGCCGACAGTCTCGCTGGCGCCGACCCACTGCGGTTCGGCCTGTTGCGCCTCGCGGCGCGAATGGTCGATTGACCATGGAAGGTTTCGTACCGGCCGCGTCCAGAGCTTGTGATCCGGCGTCAGCGTCAGCCCCGGCACGCCATGCGCCTTGACCGTCACTACCGGGCGCACACCGGTATTTTGTTTCAAAAGGACTGGCCGCCATCGACCGCGGTGCGTGAGCACTTCGTCGCCGACCGCCACCTCCTCAATTGGCACATAACCTGCTCGTCGCGTCAGTACACGCGAGCCGCGCGCAAGACAAATATGGAGTTCGCGTCCGGCCGCGTGCTGCGCGCCGTTGAGCGTGCGCATGCGGGTGACGTCGGTCCAAACATCCGGGTGCCAGGAGTGCGGCGGCATCAGAAAAAACGTCTTGGGCAATTCCTTCTTGGCCTCGCGCGCCTCGCAACAGGCGACGTGATGCTCGAAGTCATAGACCTGCGAGAGTGAGTGCGCTTGCCACAGCTTCCACGCGGCGTCGGCATCGATCCCGACGAGATCGGCCGGCTGCAGGAATCGGTTGCCGTTGGAGCGTGTGAAGCCGTGTGCGTCGATTTGCCAGCGCGAGCGTGAATAGCCGGTGCCGGGGATCATCGCGTCTCCCTGTTCGTAGGGCACGATGTTGCCGTTCTTGTCGAGCGACAGCGGCTTGGTCTTGACGACCGGATGGTCGGCATAACCATTTGATCGGTCCGTCGGCGGCTTGCGGAACAGCATCAGGTATTCCGGCAAGCCCGCGCCCATCCTTGAGCCGTCCTTGCATTGCTCGGTCCAGCCGAGCCGGTAGGTCTGATTGTTCTCGCGCACGACGTCGGTGACGACGGTCTTGCGGGCGAGGAAGGCGAAGCCGTGCCGGGTAAAATGTGCCGTCGTGTAATCGGAGATCGGCGTGACGGTCTGAAAGCCGAAGCCGTTGATGCCGCCGGGCGTGATCCGATCCTTGACGTGGATGGCACAGACCCGACCGGGCTTGAGCACACGGAGTAATTCCGGGATCAGGTAGCCCATCTGCGCCCAGAACTCGGCCGAGTTCTCGGTGTGACCGAAGTCGTTGTAGCTCGGCGTGTATTCGTATTGCCCCTCGAACGGTATCGACGTCACGATGAAATCGACGCTGTCTGCCGGCATCGCGCGCGTCTCTTCGACACAATCGTTGTTGATCAGCCGATAGTGCTCGCCGGCGACTTCGCGCCGCTCCGCACCGATGGTGCGGGTGAGCGTGTCGGCGAGCGCGCTGGAGGCGAGCCCGTATTCGCGGATGAGCGCCGACATGATCGCGGCTTGCTCATTATGCCGCGCCCATTTTTCTTCGAGCGTGGCGCGGATATCGCGCTCGGCCTCGGAATAGATGATGTCGATTTCGACCGGGCGCCCTTGCAGGAACCGCTGGATGCGGTAACAGGCCTGGATGAAATCATTGAACTTGTAGCCGACGCCGAGAAAGATCGCCTTGTGGCAATGGCGCTGGAAATTGCAGCCGGAGCCGGCGAGCACGGGCTTGGCCGCGAGATATTTGATCTTGCCGTCGGAGAAATCGGCGACGCGCTGTTCGCGCTCTTCGAGGTCTTGCTTGCCCCAGATGGCGACCGCATCCGGCACGGCTTTGGCGATCGCGTGTCGCTCGCTTTCGAGATCGTGCCAGATCAGCCGGTGCGGCTCCGGATCGGCGGCGATGAGCTCCGTGAGCTTGGCGACGCGCGGGCCGAGATTGTCACGCCGCTCGCGCGCGGCGTCCGACAAGCTCGCGGCCGCGTTGCGGAACATGCGCTGTTGGCCGTCACGCTCCTGTCCGGCTTTGCTGTGATCGCTCGGCACTTCATGCCAGCGCACTTTCATTTCCGGCAGCACGTAGCCGGTGTCGTCGTAGCCAAGATCAGACGGCCGTTGCAGGAACACCGCCCAGGACGCGACCCACAGCCAGAATTCCTTTTCCTTGTGCGGATAGAGCGTCAGATCGTCGTTCTTCTCGCTGTTGCGCTGGAAGAAGCGCGTTTTGGCTTGCCCGACGTCCATCACGCCGAGGAAGGCGGCATAGGCCAGCAACTCGATGTATTCGTTCGGCGATGGCGTCGCAGTAGCGACGAAGCGGTATTTGATTTCATTTGACCGTCCCGCCCGGCGCGCGTCGCCGGCGAACAGCGCCATGAATTCGCGGAACGTCTTGGTGCCGCCAAAGCCGCGCAGGACCGAGGCCTCGTCAAGGCTGACGACGGTGAAATGCGCCGGGTCGAGTTTGCCGTCGCGCACCGTCTCGTAGTTGGTGAGATAGATGCCGGTGGCGTCGGCCTCTTCAATCGTGCGGATGAACTTGACCACGATGCCGAGCGTCGCCGCGTCGCGCACGAACTCCGCCCGCACGCCGAGCGGCAGGACGATCAGCCCGCGGCCGCCCGCGTGGTCGAGCGTGAGGCGCACGATTTCAAGCTGCATGATGGTCTTGCCGAGGCCGAAGCTCGCGAAGATCGCGCGTCGGCCCCCCCCAACGGCCCATTGCACGATCGCGCGCTGGTGCGGCTTAAGCAGCGGATGGATTTGCAGCGGCCCCACCGGGACGCCGCTCGACCCCGCGAGCCTGACCTTCCCCTCGAGGAAGCGCCGATAGTCGGCACCCTCCCCGTTCGCCGGCACGGCGATATCGCGCGGCATAACGTTCATGCCGCCACCACGTCATGCAGGGAAAATTGAGACGGCACGAACTCGCCGGCCCGTGCCGTCTCTGCATCAAAGTGGCGCCCTTGATGCAAGCGGTCGCCGCATGAAACGACCGCCACCACGGCCGCTTCATGGTGGCCGCGCACAGGGGCGCGCTTTAAAACGCCCCCGCTCTTGTCAGCCGCCGGAGTTGACGCCCCGGAGCGGCCCCATGCCGTTTGACCGGCATAGCCCTTGATCGCGCCGACGACGCGCTTGGCGATGCTTGATCGCACCGCGCGCAAGTCATGGCTGCGGAAATACTCGGGATGATGGTGGATCACGTCGGCGAGCGCGCCGTCCACCAAGCGCCAGAGCTGGCGGTAATCCGCCTCGGCCTGGCGCTCTTTCGGCGGCGGGATGCGGCGGCGCTTGGTCATGCCGCGCGCTCCCCGAACAGATAAAGCTTCGACGGCACGGTTGCCGCCGCGTAATCCCACGTCGCGAGTGCATCGGCTCTATTATCGTCATGGCTGTCTCTCGGCATGTAGCCCAGCACATGACAGCGCTGGATCACGGCGCGCTTCATCTCGACGCGTGAACCCATGCGGCCGACACCGAGAAAATGCTTGCGGATGGTCGCGGCGTGCGCGTCGCGGCACTCAATCCCAAACCGGCACGCCATCGCCTCGACGATGCCGTGCAACCCGTAGGTCATGAGCACGGTGGCTTCCGCGTTCGCGTGATCCTTGAAGGCTTGCAGCGAAAACGGCGCTTCCTTGATCACCAGCGCGGGCTTCTCGATCGACCATCGCTCGTTCAGCCAGTCGATCAGATTGCCGAGTGCCACCGCGCGCGGCTCTTTCGGGTCTTTGAGGATGACGGTGCCGGAACGCGGACGCTCGCCCGCGCGCCCGGTCGCAAACCCGGTGCGCGCGGCGAGGTCCAAAGCGAAGATGGTTCCGGCCTGTTGCACGTCAGGCGGCTTCCCGATGCGTCGGCGCTTGATCGCCGATCTTGTTGACGATGCCGGCCGCGGCATCACCGAGCGACACCTGGCCTTCCGGCTGCATGCTGCGGATGCGCGTCTCATTGAGCGATTGCCGGCCGGCGGCGTGGCCTTGGAGCCAGGTGTCGGCGTCTTTGCTCGCCAGATGCGCCGGCGGCTTGGCGGGCTGATCGTTGAGCGCGGCGCGGCGCCCATCTTCGTAATGCCGCTGCGCGACCGTCTCGCTGTCGCCGAACAGGGTCAATTGTTTGCCGACGCCCATCCAGCGGGCGATCCGGTTGGTGCGCTCAACTTCGAGCTTGATCTTCTCGATACCTTCGCCGGTTTCGAGCGCGATCTTGAGTTCGATTTCCTTCCGGGTGATGCCTTCCTTCTTGGCGAGCTCGTAGGCTTGGCTCACTTCGTCGGCGGCGTCTTTTTTCGCGGCGAGCAGTGGCTTGAGCTTGCGCGCGTGCGCGAACAGGAGCGCCTGGCGCTGTTGGTCGCTCAGCGCTTCCGCTGTCGGTTTGGCGTGACCGTTCTTCTTGCCCCGGCTCGGTGTTGGCTTCTTGCCGGACTTCGCACGCGCAGTCTTACCGTTCGATTTGGCCATGATGGCTCTCCCTGTTGTGAACGTCAGCGGCGCGCCGCGTTGGAATGCCAGCGCGGTACGACCGGGTCGCCGAGCACGATGCAGTTGGGGTGAGCGGCGCGCGGTGAATTGAGACGGCGGTCGCGATCAAACAGCACTTCGACGGGCGTGCGGATCGCGCCGCTCGACTGACGCAAGATGTCCGAGGCCACGGCGCTCTTGCCGACATAGTCGGGACGACCGGCGTGGGCGCGGAAGAAACGGTTGACGGCCTGTTCCGATTTGCCGATCGCCTCGCCGATCTCGCGACAGAAGGCGCCCTCGCGACGCATCCGCAACGCCGTCTCGATCTGCATCGAACTCCACCCCGCTTGCGACATGATCCCCTCCACTGCTCACACCCCAAAAGAAAACCTCAGCGCCCGATCCCCGTGGCCAGTTCGCCGGTGCGCAAACGCCGCGGTGGCGCTGCGGCTTGGCGGATCATGCGCACGCCGTCAGCGTCGATGATCTTGTAGATGCGGCCACCGAGCGGGTCGGCGCGGGTCGCCTTCCCGGCGTGCGGACCCGTGAGGATCGTCACGCGCCGCCAGTTGTGGCCGCCGATCTCGATTTTGATCCGGCCGTCGAAGGCGAGTTGCGTCGCGGCATCGGTGCGCACGCCGTTGGTGTTGTTCATCGGCGCGCGCAGCCCATGCGCCGCCGCGTGTTCGAAGGCGGTGAAGGTGCGCTCGATGCAGTCGGGCGTGAGGCTCGCGCTGGTCATGGCTCACTCCTGATCATTTCCGGCGCGATCCAGACCGCGCAACGCGCGAGCCGCGTCGACCAGCGCATGCACGTCCGCGCTATGAAAATCCGGATCGGCCGCGACCAGGGCGCGCGCCATCGTCTCGAAGCGTTCGGCGAGGGCGCGGGCCTCCGCGCGTCCCGCGCGGGCGGCTGCATCGCGTAGTTTGCGCGCCGAAGGAGCGTTGGGGTTTGTGAGTTCGCCATACCAAATCGATCTGATCTGTCGAAAGCTGACACCGGCTTGCCGCGCCGCGCGCGCCAGCCAACTCTCACGCGTATCCGTCCACTCACGCTGGCCCGCGACGGTCGCCACCAACTCACGTAACGACGCACCGGACGAAAATTTCGGCGACATACGGAAGCCTCTCGTTCATGCTGAACACACGCACGAACGGGGGTGAGCAAAGACGCAACGGCACAAAGGAATTCGGGGAACTGGTTACGCGTACCCCATCGTTATTTGTTGGACGCAAGCGGCGGCAACCGCTCGCGTCCTGTCGTCAGGCGGCCTCCGATAAGAGGCCGAGGATCAGTGAGCGGCGCGTTTCATGTGAAGCGGCCGCCCGTCGTGCCGCGCGCCAGGCACGCATATCGTGGGCGTGGCAGGTGCGGCATCGGCGGGTTTTCAAAGACGAGCGCGGGCCACCGCAGCGCGAACAGATCAGCGCGGGCGGGGGCGCGAGCGCGTGCAAACGGGCGGACAGGAGGCCGGACGTCGTCAGCGCCTTCTCGTTCGCCGGCATAGCATCGGCGCCCCGGCAGGAGCCTCCGCCGGGACGCCGCGATCCGACGCGCGCGGGACCAGTGTCAGCCGAACTCGCGCGCACGGAAGGTGAATTGGGGATCATGACGCGGCGCGCTCGTGTTGGGGCGCGCCGCCCTCTCCCTGCGAGGGAGAGGGTACGACGGGGAGAAAATCTTCGGCCTTGAGGTCAAGGCCGTGTTCACGCGCGTAGTCGAGCAGCACCGGATGGTAGCGTTGGGGAATGAGACCGTCCGTGCCGCCAGCGCTTTTGGGGCGCTGCCAACTGGAGACGCGCGTGCGGTGTATGCCGAGAAGTTCGGCCATGGCTGTCGGGCCGCCGAACTTTCCGATGATCGTCTGTGCTGGCTCCATCATGGGCGGGCATCGTAGCGATATTCGCTACGATTGCAAGCCCTGTGTAGCGATTTCCACCACAGACGAGGCGTAGCGTTCAGCGCTACGCTTGGCTAATGAGCATTCCGCCAGTCAATCAATGGGTTGCGGCCGCCATAAGGAAGGGCGGCCTAAAGCAAGCCGAGCTTTCCCGGCTGCTGACCAAAGAACTGCGCCGAGAGATTGACCGCGCGGCCGTGAACAAGATGGTCAATGGCGGCCGTGACGTCGCGGCTGACGAGATGTTGGCGATCGAGGGAATTACGGGCCTCCCGGTCCCGTCGCCGCACGTGCCGACAAAAGTCCCGCTGATCGACATGGTGAGCGCCGGCAAGTTGACCGAGCCGCGGTCGCAAATTCCAGTGGAGGGCGTGCCGCTGCTGGCCTTCGCCGATCTCGGGCGCGGCGATTTTTTCGCGCTGACCGTGCAAGGCGATTCGATGGACCGGGTGTCCCCGGAGGGCTCCGTCATTGTGGTCGACCGATCCGACCGGACGCTCGTACCCGGTAAGCCCTACGTGTTTTGGCACCGCCTCGAAGGCACGACTTACAAGCGTTGGCAGCCAAATCCAGACCGGCTTGAGCCGTTCTCTTGGAACATCGCTAACGAGGCGATTTACATCAGGAAAAAGCGGGACTTCGGAGTGGTCGGCCGCGTGCGCCGCACGCTGCTCGATTTGTAGGAGGTGACTATGTGGAAAGCATGCGCAATCGTGGTGTTATGCGTCGTCCTGCTGGGAGGCCTCGCGGCAGAGGCGCGGTCAAGCTCCGGCTCTCGACCGCGCATCGGGCATCATGCGGGTATGAACGGCCCCTCCCACAAAGGTTGGGGCCGTGGCGGCGGCTATCATCAATGATCTCTGGCGCGGCACGGCGATTGCCATCGCGCTTGTCGGCATCGCCTACGGCGCTGAAACGATCTCCGGCGCGGCGCGCATCGTTGACGGCGACACTCTCGCCATCGGCGAAACCAAGATACGGCTTGAGGGCATCGATGCGCCGGAAACCGATCAGGTGTGCCTCGATGCGAAAGCAGTGACGTGGAGTTGCGGCGTCGTTGCCCGCGACCGGCTGGTAGAGCACGTCGCCGGGCGACCGCTCGGTTGCAAGCCGAGCGGCACGGACCGTTATGGCCGCACTCTCGCTGTTTGCAGCGTCGCCGGCGAAGATTTGAACGCCTGGATGGTGCGCGAGGGCTATGCCCTCGCATTCGTTCGCTATTCGACGGCTTATGTGGCCGAAGAAACGAAAGCCAGAAAGGCCCTGGCCGGCCTATGGAGCGGCGCCTTCATCGCGCCATGGGACTGGCGCCATCGCGACAAGGGCACGACGATCCTGGGCGCCCTGTCCGTCCCGGTCGCCGCGCAAGCGCAATTGCTGGAACCGGCGTCCGCCGCCGAGGCGCCCTCACCCGACTGCACCATCAAGGGCAATGTCAACCGAGCCGGCGAGCGCATCTATCACCTGCCCGGCGGCGGCAGCTACGCCAAAGTCAATATGGACGCGCCCGGCAAACGCTGGTTTTGCACCGAAGACGAAGCCGTCGCGGCAGGCTGGCGCCCGGCGAAACATTGAGGCCCGCAATGACCGCCCACTCCACCGAGCGCTGGTCGGTATAGGAGCCCCGCCATGTGGGAAATTAGACCGGGCCAGAAGACCGGCGGACAGCACGAACGCCGCGATCTCGAACTCTATAATCGAAACGAGGCCACGACGGCTTCGCGGCGGATTATCGTTTCGGTCCCTTGGAGC